CCTGAAGGCGAGATGGATATGGGTATGGATGAAGAGGGCGCTGAAGAGTTAGCTCCCGAAGCTGTTTCTGCCGTAGAAGACGCACTAGAAACCATGCTTGATGCCATGGGAAGTGCCTTAGAACCATATGGTGTCGTGATGGATGCTGAGCGCTCCGAAGGCGGCGACGAAGAATTAGAGATGGACGCTGAACTCGAAGAGCCAGGGGGAGAAGAGATGGAAATGGACATCGACGCTGACATATCTCCCGAAGGTGGAGAAGAGGTTGTAGCGGACGAAGAAGAGATGGTAGCCGAAGTGGCACGGCGAGTGGCTGCACGTTTGATGCGGGAGTCTCGTCGCGCAAAGATGGCTGACACACTAACAGAACGAATTATGAAAAGATTGCTAGTAAAGTAGTTGACAAAAAAACTACAAGCTGTTATAATTAAGCCATCAGTAGAAATACTGGTGGTTATTTTGTGAAAGGTGATGAATGGAGTGGCTTTTATATTTTCTGGCTTTTGGTTTTGGATATCTGACGTGTAAGACGTTTTATTTTTTTCATGCTAATAGAACTGGAATAGTAATAGTAAAAAGCGCCCAAGTTATTAGCCTAGCCATCCTCGCAAAGTCAATGGAAAACTTTGCCTTCTCACGAACTTACAAAATTCTCACCCTCCAAGAAAGCAACGCGAGTGAACAGAATATTAATGCTTATACTATCAACATTGATTTGGCTATCGAGTCGTATAAAAAAAAAGCAATAAAGCATATTGTGGAACAGCACTCCAAGTTTTTTAAGGAGATTTTAGATTTTAACGATTGGGAATCAGGGATGGACTTTTTAGAACAACATAAGGAGGTGGCTCATGCATTCCTCGCTGAAGAGTAATGTATTAGACATATTAAAAGAAAAGCTGCGAAACTTTTTTGAAGCGACTGAGGAAAAACCTGAAGAGAAAAAAATAGTGCTGGTTGATCCTTCCAAGTTGCAAGGAGGGGAGCCAGAGATTAACTTGAGGACAATCGGCTTGTTCTCTGACATACTAGAGGAGCCCATAGCCGAATTAGTTCATGCGCTTTTATATATGAATGAAACGAACAAAGGCAAAGAAGAAGAAGACAAAGAGTCTATTGAGTTTTATCTGTCTACCTACGGTGGCTCTGCTGATGATATGTTTGCATTATATGATATAATGAAAAATATCCAGAAGACAACAGAGATTCATACCGTAGGTGTTGGAAAGGTTATGTCGGCCGGCGTACCACTGCTTGCTTGCGGAACAAAGGGCAAGCGTAGGATTGCAAAGAACTGCCGTATTATGATTCATTCAGTAAGTGCCGGCAACCAGGGAAATATTCATGATCTCGTTAACGAATTAGAGGCGGTCGAAGAACTACAAAAAATGTACATAAATTGTTTAGTAGAGGAAACAAAAATGACGGAATCTCAACTTAAAAAAATGTTAAAACGTAAAGTGAATGTCTATTTATCTGCAGAGCAAGCAATTAAGTTAGGAATCGCTGACGAAATATTATGAGGATAACATATGTCTGAACTATCTGAGATTTTGAGAAAAGAATATAAAAAGAAAGAAGAAAAGAAGCCTATTGACTTTTCTATGTTAATGGAAATGGTTGAGCAGCTGTATGATGCCATTGAGCCAGAGGTGATATCAGAGGAAGATGGCCATCGATTTAGTGTTGATATTGATCTTCCAAAGTTGATTCCAACTGAGTCTTGGGGAGACCCTGGTAGTCAGTCCCGTCAAGAAGTTGAGAGAATTTTTGCTTCTGTTACGGGCGGTGGCAATATGAGAGCGCGAATTGCACACGTTAATTCTTTTTTGGACCCAGCGGCGGCTAAACGCAAGGCGCCCGGCGGCCAGACGAACACGCTCTTGAATATGATGATGATTATCGAAGCACTACAAGCAACGCTCAACGATTATAACGAGGCATCTTCCGGATTTGTATTTGAAGCATTTATGGCAGCACTTACGGGAGGCAGACAAGAAGCTGGTCGCGTTGGCGGCACTCTCCCAATTGAAGATTTTATCACCGGCGCCGGCGAAAATGTTAGTTTAAAACTTTTGAGCCCTGATACGGTTATTCACGGTAGCTTTACTAATCTCATTGACTATCTTTTCCTCCGAGGAGGAGGAGGTGTTCCTTCGATTAAATACTTGATTGCCCTTAAAGACACAGAAGGCGACAATGTTTCTAAGTTGACTCTCTTTGCTTTTGAAATTACTCGCGAGAATTTCGTTGATGCGATGTTGGGCGCGAAGAATGGGCATCTTCTAGGTGACGCGGTAGAGGATCTTAGGGTACAAATAAAAGCATACCCACAGGATCCCAAGTTAGCTAGCAAGTGGAGACAAGATATGTTCGATGTCTTGCAGCGAGTTCCAGGCTATACCAAAAACAAAGGCATGTTTTATAAGAATGTTGATGAGACGGGTGAATTTGATGAGGATGCCGGAAGCAAACGTGACACTAGCGCACAAAAGAAAAAGTCTTATGCTCGTGTACTACAGCAGGGCACTCAAGTAGAAGCTTATAATGTCGGAAGACAAGCCGCACTCAGTGGGGAAGCTCCAGATGAATCTGTGTTTACCCCTGAGTCTGAGCCTGATGTTGATCCGAAGGCATTGAGAGTGCTAAGAAAGAGATATGAAGAGGGCTATGCAAAGGGACTTGAAGACATCGCTGCCCGGGCCACACAAGAACCCGTAGCAGAATCTATGGGCTACTTTGGGTGTTTTCATGAAGATGAAAAAAGAATGATGAAAGAAGAGTTGCTTCTATTGGAAGCGGGAAAAAGTGAAGGTGGAAGTCAATGGGGGATAAGTAGAACACAAATGACTGCAATGACGGGACTTCTCCTCACCGAGCATTATGGCGAAATAAACTTGTCGTCAGAGAATATTAAAAAGATAGCAAAGATATATACTGATAAACTGGGTAAAGACTTAATCTCCTTACTGACGCTTACAAAGGAATTTACAGAAAATATTGGTAAATACTATAGCACTGAAGAACGCAGTGAGGCTACCGCAGCTAATTCTACGGCTCAAAAACAAGGCGAAGAAATAGTTAAAACTTTGAAGGCGGATCCCCGCGAAGCATAAAATAAAGACTTGACATATAATCAAAAAGAGATTATACTATTACTAGAGAGGTGATTATTGACTAGAGATTATGACAGCAAACAAACTCTACAACAGAAAATTATGAAGGGAGTAAACGTTCTTGCTGACAACGTAGCTTCCACACTAGGCCCCAAGGGGCGCAATGTACTTTTACAGGAGAAAGGAAAGACACCATTTATTACTAAGGACGGTGTAACTGTGGCGCACTTTGTTGCGTTAGACGATCCCTTTGAAAATGCTGGAGTACAAATTATCAAACAAGCAGCAGTAGAAACTAATAACACTGCTGGCGACGGGACGACCACGTCCACCGTACTGGCGAGAGCAATCTTAAGAGAATCACAGAAATATGTCGCTTCAGGTGTCTCGCCTTACGATTTACAAAAAGGAATAGAACTTGCAACTAAAGAAATTACAGAAAAGCTTAGAACACAAGCGCGCCCAGTTAGAAGTTCAGATGAGATCGCTCATGTTGCGACCATTTCTGCCAACAATGATGAATCAATCGGAAAACTTATCGCTCTTGCTGTTGATCGTGTGGGTCAAGATGGATCTATTACTATTGAAGAGTCGCGATCTTTGGAGACTTCACTAGATGTTACAGAGGGGTTCCGGCTTAATAGTGGTTATTGCGCTAATGCTTTCATCACTGACGAGCGTCGTGCTACTATGCACCACGATGATCCGTTGCTTCTGGTAACAGATTACAAGATTGATGCAGTAGAACAGATTCTCCCTTTGCTAGAAATGACAGCTAGAGAGGCTAGGCCGCTGGTGGTGGTAGCGGAAGACATCGACGGACAAGCATTGGCAGCAATGATTATGAACGCAATGCGTGGCACTCTTAAGGTGGCAGCGATTAAGGCTCCCCATTATGGCGAAGAGCGCCGAACTACTCTTTCGGATCTTGCCGTTTCTACTGGTGCCACATTTATTACTCGTGAATCGGGCATCAAACTTAAAGATGTAAAAATGATTCATTTAGGCAGTGCAAAATTTATTGAGAGTAATAAATATAATACTACCGTAGTGGGCGGTAAATGTGACTTTGAAATAATAGAGCAGCGCATAGAAACGTTGAAAAACATAATTAAAGACACCGAAGATTTGAAAGAATGTACAGCAGTTCAAGAAAGAATTGTGCGCCTGGCATCGGGAGTAGCAGTGATTCGTGTTGGAGGCACAACCGAAGTGGAAATGACAGAAAAGAAACATAGGATAGAAGATGCCCTGGAGGCAGTACGCTCTGCGCAGGAAGAGGGGATTATTGCAGGAGGAGGGTGTGCATTGTTGCGCGCCTCTAATACTTTAGTGATTACAGCTAAAGAACGAGACATCGCTATAGGCGCAGCCATTGTACAAGCTGCATGCAAAGAGCCCATCAGGCAGATGGCTCTGAACGCTAACGAATCTCCAGATTTGATTATTAATAAGATATTGGAATCCGGAGAAGAAAAAGGTTGGGATTTTAAAAATGGAAAATTGACAGATATGTTAGTGGACGGTATTATAGATCCCGTTAAAGTAACGAGAGTTGCTTTACAGAATGCCGCTAGTTGTGCTGGCACTCTCATCACAACTAATTATGGTATCATACAAACAGGATAAAAAATGAAAATAACAAAAGGAGATTTATGCTACATCCCACAAGATGTTACATTGCTTAATGAGCTTGAAAAAGCTCCATCAGAATATATTAAAACTTTAAAACCACAGGCGGCGATTGTCATTGACGATTTCGTGACGCCCACGTGGATAAAAGTATTTTTTCAAGGCTCACAATGGTATGTTTCAAGAGAGCAAGTGTATCCAATGAACGTGGAGGAAGTAAATGTTAATCAAGCTAACCGAAGTGTGTAACAATAATGCTATTACATCACAGCAAACTTATACTTTACGAGAGATTTTTATTAATCCCGAACATGTAGTAATGATCCGTGAAGAATCACGAATGAAACAATTAAATGAACAAGGAAAGCTACCGTCTGAGCTAAATAAAAACCACAGATTTTCGAAGTTAAGCATTAATCGCGGCCACACCGGCTCTGAGATTGTAGTGGTAGGCGCGCCAGAAACTATTGAAACGGCGCTAAATAAGACTAAAACAAAACAAGTAATAAGAGGTTAAAAAAATGGGACAGAGAATTACTATTCAATATTCAATTGATTTGGACGATTTGGGGCTAGAGATATCGCGTTTGGTGAGTCAGGCTGCAGAAAATGTGGAGGAAACGGCTGCATGGCTGAGACATATTATTGGAAGAGACGCCGATGGAGACATTTTGTCTTTGAATACAGTACGTGAGTTATATGCCACAAGAGAAAAGCTAGAAAAAGTAGATCATTCTTTAACAGATATATCCACTCTTATTGCCAGTTATGTTCAATATCAGGCTCAACCGCCCTCGGTACCCAATACAGTGGTTAACTCGGATCCTGAGCAGTCGTCTCCCACACTAGATGAATCTATCGAAGACTTTAAAAGCACGGTTGCCGATGTAAATCCCTACGATGAAGTCACCGATTAAAGAAAATATTAATAGATTTAAATCTTTGGCTGTTTTAAAAGAGTTGATTCCCAAGGGAAGCGTGATAGACTCTTATTTTCTGTTTTCAGGAGAGCTAGAGTTTAAATTAGCTGAAGCGGAACGATTTGTTATTGGACACACCAACAAATATGTGGTGTATGAATTTTGGAAATGTGCTTTAGAGGATCCTGTAAAAATAGAAGCTATGGCTCGATATCTTTATCCTATTGGCACCAGTGAAGCATTTCACACCTTTCAAGCTCAGTGGCACACTTATAAAGACGAATACGCGAGATCGGCATTGTTTTTTTTACTTAATCGCTGCTCGGAGAGCGGTTGGATTTCGGCAGGACGGTTTAATGATGAAAATCTTAATCCTATCGCATTCTCCTATTTGAAAAAGTTTTCCCCTAAAAATTTTTTTCTTACCTTTGATGATAGTCCCACCTTGATAGAGACACTCCCTCAAGGCTCCCCTCAGAGCGATTATAGGCTCTTCCCCATTGGACAATTTAATTATAACTTATTAGAATACGGCAGAAACACAGGACTAGAAATGACACGAGTTTATCATAAACGATTTAGAGAAGCGCTTGAAGAAGTAAAAGACAAGTGGATTGTACTTTATAAATACCATCCCCAAGCGCACACTCTCTACAAAGATTGCAACATCCGCATGATTGATAAGTATGGACGAGAAACTCAAGAAAAAGAACAGTGCGAGGAAATGATAATTGCCAACTTCTAAGATATTATTAGCATGTTTGTTGTTTACTATCGGACAGCTATTCGGATGGTTCCATCTCAACTCTCAGTTTGTATGGGAGTGGTGGAGAGATAAGCCTATTTTGCCCATTGTGGTGTTCACCTTTCCAGCTTCTTTGTGCTTTTGGTATGGGATGCAGTTAGCATATGCCGAGATGGGGGAAATATGGGGCCCTAGGTTTTTAATCTTCGCCCTGTCCTATCTTACCTTTCCTTTGCTTACTTGGCATTTCCTAGGTGAGAGTATGTTTACCGCAAAAACTATGACATGTGTATTCTTAGCCTTTATAATTGCCTCCATCCAATTGTTCTGGAGATGAAATAGGAAATAACTAACTATTTATAGTGTTGGAGTATAATTTAAATGGACATTGCTACTGGAACGTGGTTTAAATACCTTAGAGAGAGTAAAGAAAAGCCGAAAAAGCCGAAATGTAAGACACTTTTCACCGAGATTTCCCGAGAGGAACACGAAAGTCTAACAACCTGGATAATGAACCAGGGAGATATCAATCCCGAGTTGGATGATCTCTTTGGTGGACGCGGCAAGATGCGCGTTGCGTTTCCTATGGCTGGACAAGACGGCCGCAACCTAGCACAGATTGTTAGTGCTCTGATGAGTGAGAGTTGGCACCCTCCACGCATAAACAACGCTGGCGTCAAGAAATTTAAAACAAAAGAAGTCAAACAAAAAGGCAAGCGCCGTGTTGGGGAGTTACCTCCCGACTTTGGCATGCCACATCCTCAAACCAACCCCGATCCGCGTCCTGTTGAGGAATACTATGAGGACAAATGGATAGCAGAGTTGAACCTAGAAAAGACTTATGACTTCACTATACCTGCTGGCCCGCGAAAAGGCGAAAAAATTAAAAAGACGGATAAAACCACAATGTCCCGCGCCATCGGCAAGCTCGCGAAACAAGGCAAGATAGATGACGAACTCTTAGAGTGGTGGAATCAGAAGCAGATCTATTACACTAACGATAATAAATGGGAAGACGTTCAAGAGTTGTTTGATATGACTTCCACGGAACACAAATACTCCATTATTGTTTCCCGTGCGCCTATAGATATCCTACGAATGAGCGACATTGGAAGTATTACTTCTTGCCACAGAGAGGGTGGGGAATATTTTCAATGCGCCCGAGAAGAAGCCAGAGGGCACGGTATTGTTGCTTATCGTTTGTATACTGATGAGTTGAACAAGCTTTTAGGCGACAAGGGTCCAGTCAAAGAAAGAGCACAAACCATTGTTCGTAAGCATATATTGGGAAATAAAAACGTTTTTGATGTTTTACACAAGCATCTCAATGATGCTGATGCTTTCGAGTTTGGGGTGGATGCCAATAAGCGACAGTGGTACAGTGTAAACAAAGACGTAAAAGCAGCTATAACTTATGATATGGTGCGTGAGGCTATCCGCGCCAAACTTGATGACGAGCCATGGCCAGCACCAGACATAAACCCCGATGCAGAGTTAAAGCCTCTATCCGACTTTGATGATCAAGAAATATTCCATGACACAGATCGGGATGTTACCGGTATCATTGCTAACGAGCGTGTGCGCATGAGAAAGTTTTATGATGCAGCAAACCATCAATACTTTGTGGTACCTGAGCGTGTTCCATATGGTGCTAAGCAGCCAGGGTTTGTTAATGTGGTAACAAGTTGGGCTTGGGACAATCAAAAAGATTTATTTGTAGACGACGATGGCGAACTGAGTCCGCCGCGCCCACAAGACTTAACACGCTTTGGCGGCTCATACGAAGATACGAAAGATGGAACAATATTAAACTATTTCTTTGATGAGGCGCGCCCAGATGAAACCCATGACAAATTTAGAGAGTACAGTGCCACCAATATGCGCCAAAATACGGGAACAGAAGAGGAAGGCGGCATGGCCGCTCTGGAAGCACAGCTTGAGGAGATGCAAGACGTAGTAGAAGAGATAGTGCAGGCAACTAGTAATCGCGCCGAACACGTATTGATTTATGGCGAAGCAGAAATAGATGACTATGGTGAAAATATTTATATTAACGGTTCTGGGGAGGTTACCTTTACTTTCCCTGTCGGATGGGAAGGAAATGTGATACCTAGGGAGACGGGATATTATTTTCCTGATGAAGAGCGCGATGTTAAAACAATACCCAAAGTATATGGCGGCTCAGACTACCAATCTAGAAGAGCATTTTCCTCAATCCTTGAAAGGCATATCAATTTTTATTCCCAGGATACCGATTGGAACGTTGAGCCTGCGCTTGGCTCAGGGTTTGAGTTGCGCGTGCATATGCAGTTTAATTGCGATGACTGCGGCTATGATGTAGACTATTTCGATAGCTTTGCTAATGAGCTTGTGAACGAAATCGATGATAAGTATGACGAGATATATGAAAAAACCCGTCGAGAGTTGGTGGATGAAGGCTACTTGCCCCCTAACGATTGGGACGCACTGTTTGACGACATCAAAGAATCCAACGAAGAGTTAGAAAACTGGCGCGGATATGGACTCGATGAAGACGAATACGAAGGCGAGGTTACTTTTTACTTCGAGCCGGTTGGTGATGGGGGAAGACAAAGCGGCGTTATTCCAATGGGCGTTTCCTTCCCCCCAGAACTTGGAAACACTCCTTATGCGTTGGAGAAGATTTTTAAAGATGAAGGGCGTGTAGGTGGAGGCGCCGGCTTTAGTGGACCTGGGCAAGTATGGCCAGGAGAAGCATTTATGCAGCGCCTAGATATTGTTTTATCAGATTTAGTAGAACAAGCCAATGGATATGCCAAGAGTCAATTGGATTTTAACTTTGGTGATAAATATTCTCGCCCTACATTTGAGGGTATTAAGTTTGCGGAAAACGCTCAGTTAAGGTTTAGATTGGCACAAGCAGCAGAAGAGGGCAAACCTAGGCCTGTTGAGATGTATTTAAAACTTGATATTAAATCTACAGAGTCTAAAGAAGAGATCGAAGGTGCTCTAACTTTTATGAAATACATTGATCAGTTTCCTGATGAGATTATTAAAGGTATCCGAGACAACTTTAAAGTATTTATGAGCGAGTATGCAGAATACGTAGAAGCACGAAACGTAAAGATGGAAGATGGCACTACGTTCTGGAGGATGTATGAGCGGATCCGAAGTAAGTTTGAGGCTCAATCCGATCTGGGAAACACTGACGCAGAACAAGCAATACTAGTCGCAATGTGGGGACGCGATAACTGGGAGGAGATGAGTAAAGTAGAGAAGTATACTTTAGTTGATAGCTATCTGCGCCCACTAATAAATGGCAGTCTGCATCCACGAAACTCGTGGAGTGCTATGTCGGATCTTCCTCTTAACTGGAACAGCCTTGTACAGTCAAAGATGCGCGGCTCAGAGTTCGGCGCCCCTCCAAGCGTTTGGAGAGGTTATTCGTGGGCAACACACCATCCTGATTCTGATCAAGCTGGGCTAAGTGATGTACAAAAAGAACGCGCTAAAGTCTTGGCTTGGTTGTATCGCAACGAGCACGGACCAGACCACGGCGGACCTATCCGTCCAGCCGGATGGTCTGATGCGGATTGGAAGTTGGTTATAACTGAGATCCCTGATCTAGAGCGGTTCGCTGATGAGCCGGGACATGAGGGGCAACCCGGCGAGGGTGTAGGATATTATGATAGAGGTCGCAGAGCACGCGAGATAGAACAGGCACGCGGAACAATAGAGACTGCAAGCGAGATTTGGGGCCCCGATGCAGAATCAGAAGAACCCGCGCAACAAAGACCAAGAAATAGGGCAGATGCATTAGCAGGACTAAGCGAACCGGAACGTTCTGCTGCGATGGATGCTTTGGTTGCTGGCGACAGAGAAGAGTTTACACGCATTGTTCAAGCATCGGAGGAGGAAGACAAACCTGGTGATGCTTATAAACGCGCAAAAGAAGCTGCGAAAGCACGCAAGGCAGCGAGAGGCGGTGACCGCCCGATGGAAGAACAGATTTTAAAAGTCGATAATATGCTTAATGAGATATTTGATCTAAGATTATATAAAATGCAGATTCAGTTAGTTGTTCGTGATATAGAAGGGCGTGAAACTGATGATCTTAAAAACAGGATCCGAGGTATTGAGCATTGCACAACAGTGAGAACGCTAACGAAGCGCAGCATCGGGGATGCACAGAGAATTGTGTTTGAGCTAAAGTACGAACAGAAAGGCATTATTCCACGAGAAGACTTTATTAGATTTGAGTTATTGCCTGCCATCAAACGAATGCCGGGAATTGAAATAGAAGATTGGAGCCGCCCCGAACCCGTAGAGCGCACCCTGAAAGAAGCGATGCCTGCTCCTCCTCAGACGCGTCCCATGGTTACCCCCGAAGTGAGCTTACAAAGTGTGGCTCAAGACTGGATGGACGGAGGGGTGCAGGTATATGATATGCCCATGAACACAAACGATATGCGGTATCATGTCATGATGTCGGTTAAAGAATTATGGCGCTATGCTTCGCGCGAATTTAGGGCGCCCAAGGATGTTTTTGATGATAAAATGAACGCCTATCAAGAATTTATCCGAGATGGAGCATTACAGCCTGTATACATTGCACTTGGAATGAATGGAAGAATTAAGATTACCGGCAACGAGGACTTGGTGTGGTTTGCCAAAAAAGCCGGTTTGGAGCAACTGCCTGTGTTTATAAGTTATCAAAAACAAGTTTAAGGAATTAAAAGATGTCACTAAGAGATAAGCTGAAGATGAGTAACAGAACAAAACAACTGTTTAAAAGTTTTCTGCTTGTTGTGTTCTGTATGCTTGTTGGGGGCGCCGCCGGCATTTGGACATTCAAAAAAATAGAATGGCTCACTACTATCCCTAGCCTCGCAGAAATTAAAGCAATGGACAATGTTTCTTCTTATTTATCTTTTGGAACGCAAGATACAGTTCATAAATCACGCGCCAGCACCGTTAAAGTGGTGTCCCTTGCACCCGAGCAACAGTTATTTTCTGTGGCAACGGGTACTTATTTTACTTATAATGGGAGATATTTCGTTTTGACAGTTAATCATGGAGTAACGGGCGAGTGTCAATACACCAAAATTAATGTAGACGGGAAATTTTTTCGTTGTATGGAGTTTATTGAGTTGAATTATATTTCAGATTATGCTATCATAGAAGTAAATGAAATTCCCACTAGAGAGGCAATAGATATTTTAACAACCATCCCCACAGGGAGCGAATGGAAAGACGCTTTGGCAATCCTTAGTCCTGTTTATTTTACTGGATACCCTAATAACGTGGGCCCTTTAAGTCTAAGTGGAGAAATAATTGGGTATGCGCCGGATGGTTTGATTTATATTCGTTCTTATGCTTGGGCTGGATCCTCTGGGAGTGCTATTTTTACCCCCGATGGTAAAATCATTGGCTATGTATTAGCAGTGGATATAGGAAACAGCGAGTTTGGAGAAGATGTACAGGAAAATATATTGATAGTCGCCCCTTCTTATCAGATTGATTTGGGTGTTATTGATTAAAGGAGAAATCTCATGGGAATAAAACAAAAAGGATGTTATAATAACTTAACGGAACAAATAGATATGATTGAAACAAAAATTGGAGAAATAAGAAACTCACTGGCAGATTTGAAAAAGACGTTTCTAGAAACAAGTAGCGAAGAAAAATTAGAGGAACTAGAAATATGCCAAGATGAGCTTGATGCAGACGCGGCAGCTATGGAAGCAGTACGAGATATTTGTTTAGAGAGTTTGTTGGAAATCGATTCTAAAGGCGAGGCATAAATGATTATGGTAGTGAAAACCGATTCGGATGATACCATACATTTAGCAGAGCCAATGGCTACTGAGCCAGAGGACTTAAAGCCTAAAAAGATATCCAACAAAGCGCCCGAAGGTGTACGAACATTTACCGTCTGCCGTCAAAATGACGAAACAGGAATATCAGGTGATGGTGTTGTTATTGAAGGATGTATGTTTGCGACAGGACACACAGTTATTCACTGGCTAACGCCTGCCCCGTTGGGGTCGTTAGCCATTTTTAACAGCTTTAATGATTTCATTAGCATTCACATCAAGCCTCATCCTAAAAATAATACAATTATTACTTGGGACGATGGCGAGCAAACTATTTATGAGGATATGGGATAATATATAATGAGTTATAAATATAGTACCGGCTCTGTTCGTCGCGGCGATATATACTTTGAAGATGATCGCTCTGGTGCGGCAACTTATATTGATTTTGGAATGGATACTATTACCCTGCGTCCCAGCGGAAGTGCAATTTTATATGCCGAAGCTACAAAAGTCGGGATTGGCACACTAGTTCCCACCCAGAACCTGCACGTTTCTGGTTCGGGAAATACAACTTTAAGGGTTCAGGGCGCACCAGGATATTATGGCGCTCTTAATGTAAAAGGAGGTACCGGCGATTCTGCGTGGGTTTGGCAGCCTGCCAACACCAGCGAGCTACGTTTCTTTACAGTAGACGACGACCGGATGATCATATTGGGTACTGGCGAAATAGGCGTTGGAACAAGCGCTCCAAAAAATGCATTCGATGTTCATCACGATCCAACTGGATTGGCAGACAATACGGGTGGTGGAGAAGTTGTTACATTTGGGGGTGAAGATGGGAGTGACTCATTGGCGGCTGGCAAATTGATGTATCTACATTCGGGAGGGGATTGGAAATATGCTGATGCCGATGCAGTTGCCACCAGTGGAGCGGTTTTGTTAGGAATAGCTCTGGGAACAAGCGTTAGCGATGGAATTTTGTTGCGTGGGTTTTTTGATGCGGCAACCATCCAAGGCACGTTTGTCAAAGGAGCCACGTGTTATGTTTCAGAGAACGCGGGTGATATAGACTTTACCGCCCCCAGCGGAACAGGCGACGTAGTGCGTGTTGTCGGGTGGGCTACCGACGTAGCTAACGTAATTTATTTTAACCCCAGCGGAAACTGGGTGGAAATCGCATAATGGCAGATATTAGTAAAGTATCGGGTGTTGCCAACGCAAGTATCGATAGTGTGAGCGGCGTGGCTGCAGCCAATATATCTAACGTGGCAGGCGTAGATAAACCTAGCGGAACCACCACAGCTACAAGATGGATAGTTGGAGCGGATTCAGGCAAGCTTTATCATACAACTACTTCAAATGCTTCGGCCGGATGGGAAGAGTTGGTTGATATTGGTACTGAAACTTTTAGAGGTGTCGCTATTGGAAAAGATGAGTTAGGCGAAAAAAGATGGGTGGTGTTTGCGGCTACTAATGCTGCCGAAATCAATTATATTAGCGCATCTGCCGATTTAACAACAGCAGGAAACTGGACAACAGTAAACTTTGGCACAAACTATATTGGCGTCAACGGAGGCCCCGGAGTGGCTTGGGGCAATAACGTATGGATGTCTACTGGTAAACGTATCCACGACGGCGATTCATATAGAACGATTATGCGATCAACTGATGGGGCGATTACTTGGACATCCGTAGATCACGGAAGCACTGTTAATGATAATGCCGCAGCCATCTGCTACAAGGGAACAGGACAAATATGGTCATTGGGACATCAATCTCATATGTGGGTATCTACTAATGACGGGATAGGTTGGACGGATAAGACAACATTAGAAGGAACCAGAGATGTTAATGCCATATGTTACGATGGAAGCAGCAAATGGTTGGCAGGCTTATCTTTGTCCAATGTTTATTATAGCACTGATGATTGGGACAACAACACAGAAGGAAACATATCTGGTGCCGGCACTGTATATGGTGCAGTGTATATGAAAGGAACTGTGAACAAATTTATAATAGTGACTACAGCGGGACAAATACATCACAGTCCTGATGGGCTCAACTGGACAGAAGCATCGTCATATGATGATACGAAAGCTCTTAGAGCGGTGGCTACAGATCATACAACTATTGTGGCGGTAGGGTCGAGTGGCATGATTCAAACAAGCACGGACGGGGACACCTGGACGGTGCGAACATCGAACACCACTCGTCAACTTAGCTGTATTGCCTGTGATGTGATTGGTGCTGGGACAAACAATGGTTCATACTAAAGGAATGTATTATGAGTTGGAATGAATATGTATTAAAATTGAGAGAAGCAGAGAACTTTCGGAAACGTATTAAAAGTTTAAATAGCGATATGGATGATTTGTTGGGACAAGGGCCCCAGGATCCTGGACCTCCGTTTAAAAAGAAGCGAAAGAAACTTCCACGTGATATTGACAAAGTAAGTGCCCCGCCAAGCGCCCCAGGTGGCGGTGGCGTGGCTGGAGCCGGCGGCGCGCTGGAAGAGGAAGTAGAAGCCGAAAGTTTCGACATAAAAGAAACCTTAGAGCCTCTTATTTGGCCTAACGGAAAGCTCGATCCTGCTGTCATGCGCCGACTAAAAGATATAGCTGATAGTTTTATTGACAATCTGGATGTGGAAGTAGACGTAGAGGATGTGAGAATAACTGGCTCACTGGCAAACTATAATTGGTCTAATTACTCAGATATCGATCTCCATTTGGTAGTAGATTTTTCTCGCTTTAAATCTCCTACCGATATAATTAAAGGATTTTTTGATGCGAAGCGTGCATTATGGAATGATCTACACAACATTAAAGTCCATGGATATGAGGTGGAAATTTATGTGGAGGACGCTAATGAGACTCATCTTTCATCAGGCGTATATTCTCTTACCGAAGATAGATGGCTCGCAGAGCCAGTTCGCTATGAAGAGAAGGTGGATGTTGCCACTGCTCGACGTAAAAGCGACAATATCATCACTCGTGTGAATTTAATTAAACGGTATATGATGGACGGTGATTATAAAAAAGTTATTTCGAGCATTAACAGTATAAAAGATAAAATTCGCAGAATGAGAATGGCGGGGCTGAAAAGCCCCCGCAGTGAATATTCTCCTGAGAATGTTGCGTTTAAGATTTTAAGACGCGAAGGAACATTGGGCGAAATCAACAAAATTAAACAAAAAGCAGAAGATGAGGAGATGTCCTTAAATGGAGTTTCAAGAGATTAGCGACGAACTTAAGGTACACCCCGGTGAATATATACTACATCAACCTTCTCAACAGATCGTATTGTGTGGAGCGTTCAATCGGAAGGAGGGTTTTATTAAGGCATTGGCCCGCGGCCGCCTCATGGAAGATCGAATTGAAAACTTTAAAAAGATTAAATTATCAGTTCAAGAACAGAAGGACAAGGTGATATCACGTTGTAAGGGATGTAAGGGGTAATATCTTGAGAAGTATTCTATTTAATTAAAAGAGGTGAATAATGATATTTAAATCGTCTAAAAAGTTTTTTGAGATTGGTCCTTTCGCTACCTATCGAGAGTCAATCGCAGACTTTGGTTCTAATATGTACTTGTCTTATGCCATATTAGAGATTATGGAAAAACAGAAGAAGTTAGAGCAACTTTATCTTAGCGCATTGGCATTAGATGATGAAGAAAATATGGTGCTTTATAAACAAGAATTAGATATGTTGCGCTCCACTTTTAATGCCACCCTGATCACTACTTTTGGCACTATACCTTCAATTTCATGACAAAAATCTATATTTACTGTCTTTTTGATAGACAGGATACATTTTATGGCGTATATTCCTCTTTAAAAGCCGTTCATCGTGATGCCCTGAAGTTGGCAAATAAAGGCACCGCCGAGGTAACTATGGTTGCGCCTTTCGTGAACAAGACAGATCGAGCCACCTTAACAGGGTTGCGGAATGCTTTTAAAGGAGCATGCGATGTGCGCGTGTTCTATAGATGCGGCTCGCACGTAGCGAAGATTCTTAAAATGAAGCTCAAGGAATAATGAATGTTTTTAATCTATGGCGTTAGCGATTGTCCTCATTGTCTGCGGGCATGCGCCGATCTGATGGAAAGAGACAAAGAGTATGTTTTTATTGAAATGGATTTCGCCAAAGATTACCGCGAAATGATCAAACAAAAATTTGACTGGACAACTTACCCAATCATTGTTATAATAATAAATGAAAAAGAAGAAATTATTGGCGGTTACAAGGAGTTAGTACACCATCTTGCTTCATAATTAGTATATGGAGATAAAGCCGGGGTGTTTAATAAGGTGGGTTAGTGAGTATGAGACATATGCAGCATATCCAGATGGACTTGTTGGGTTTCATCCTATATACCGTCATGGAATCGTTATGGAGATAGCCACCGGCGATGATCCTGTCTCTATGATTGTTTTTTGCTATGATTGTACCGATTACAAATGGACATTGATAAACATCAAAAACGAAGAGTTTGAGATACTAAGTAATGGAGATTGAAAATGAAATACATTAAGGGGATAATTTAAAATGGCTAATATACATTTCGGTGGAAAAAAAGAGTCTCGATCAGATGTGCTAAAAACCATTGAAAGATTCGTTAACGAAAGGTGCCCTACAATCGTTTATCATGCGCGGTTTACATCGGATGATGGGGGACAGATATTAGAAGTAAATGTAGAGGTTAATGATCCTTCCGATACCATGGACGTAGAGCATCCGATTCTGGAACTTCGTGGTAAATACATGGGCTGGCGCTCTGTTATTGTGAAGGTGCCTATTGGCTATGTGAGCGTATTAAAAGGAAAGGTATGATATGATAAAGGTGGGCGATTTGGTGTGCATGCCACGACGGCGAGAGCGGGGTATAGGCATCGTTATTAAATATTCTGACGATTTAGCCAGGGAAGGCGGGGTCAATATAACGAAAATCTTAGAGGAAACAAAAGACATCATAAGCTACACAGATAGAGCACAGATATTTAAAAACGCCTATCAACGCTGCGGCGATACGGAGTTTCTTGATCAGGCATTTTATTATAATGCTGGATGGGCGAGCAAACCTAAGTTGAAGTTTGCATATGTAAAATGGATGAAAAAGCCTTCAGATTACACGATGAAAGCAGTATTCGCACCCGAGGCGTGGTATCCTATTGAATGGCTAAAAAGTTATTGACTTCATTGATACTAAATGTTATACTATCAATGGGCTTTTAGCTCAGTTGGTCAGAGCACCCGGCTCATAACCGGATGGTCCTGGGTTCAAGTCCCAGAAGGCCCACCTATTTGCTACTATTAAAGGAGATAAATCATGATGATATTTGCATTCGCCGCTGCTGTAGCGTGCGGTATATTTTTTGCATATGTCGTTGCTACGGAGTAACTGGAAATAGCCTGCCTTCCGTCTCAGCGGCGAAGTGGCGTTCGCCTGCAACTGCAAGCTACCAGTGTGGTATGCCCGTCAAGGAGTAATAGTCAACACGATGATGTGATGGGTGGTGTAGATAGTGTTGGGAAGGTTCCAGTTTTTTTAAGAAAGTTCTTGACTTCGTCATAAAAGGGTGTTATTATTTTAAAAGTTAGACAAAATAATAATTTTTGAGGAGGCAACTTGTCTGTATATGATACTTTGAAACAACTTAATCTGCCGGAAGATACGATGGCAGTCCTTACATGTAGTGAGGGAACTGATGTTTTTATCCACAACGAAACTGAGATAGAAACCGCACTGGCAGAAACCGATGTGGTATATTACTTGAGCAATCTGCTTGCCACGCCTGGTTTAGACGTGCGCGACTGCTGGAGTGGAAGCAGCATCTTAGATACTTTGCGAGAGGATGGCTACCTTGAAGACTACGAACGCGATAATACATTCGCTGAATACCTTATCGAGACTATTAACGAAAACTTCTATGATACTGAAATCGTTGAGAGTTCAACGGAGAGGTACGATCATAAACGGGGCTTCACCACCCTTACTGCCGTTGTGCAGATTCCGGTAGCCAATCTTATTCATAATACCCCCCTTCTGGGTGGTTGGGACGTGAGCGTTAAAACGCCACACGGCACCTTAAACCTGGAACAATAACATGGGTCTATGGTGAAAGGGATATCACAAAAGACTTCTAATCTTTCGTTCCAGGTTCGATTCCTGGTGGACCTACCAAGGGGGCGTATCCCAGCCGTCTTATAAGCGGTGCATGAAACTTGGGTAACTGGTGCATGTGGGTTCAAGTCCCACCGCCCCTACCATATTTAGAAACAATGAAAAAAAGAATACACGTAAATCAACACAAAATCCGATCCAATCGGAAGAACAAAGAACAAGAGGCAGTATTGACGGTTAAAACCTATAAATCAAACGATTACTGCCACGAAGCTGTGATAAATGGGCCATGTAAAGTGATATATTCGCCCGACAAACCGTTATCGTGTGGGGCGCGCGTGTGGATTGAAACAGAATCAGAAGTTATTTGCATAAGGAGAGAAAAATGACTTGGACAGCTATTTTATACAATGGAGATACGTACATTAAACAAACATTTTATGGGGATAACGATAGCCAAAAAGCACTAAGGGAGGCTCAAGAGAAGTTTGGGCGCTTTTGGCCACCCGGCGTAAATGTGGTGGCACTCGTACCTGGCGATCACCCAGTGTATCTCAACGAGTTGACAGCATCAACGAAGTCAGAAGAAAAAAGGAGAGAGCTTTGACACGAAGACTTAATAAAAAAGTTACCTGCAAGGATGGCTTCACTATGAGCGTCCAAGCTAATGAGGGTGCGTACTGTACGCCACGCATTGACAAAGCCGCTAAATACACAGCGGTGGAAGTGGGGTATCCAAACCAGAAAGAGAATCTGTTAATGGAATGGGCAGAAAGCCCCGAAAAACCTACCGAAACGGTTTATGGATATGTGCCAGCAACACAGATCACCCTCGTGGTTGCCAAACACGGAGGTATCGTGTCAGGCGAACTGCCTCCAGGTATTCCATACTTGACAGCGACTTGACATATATTGCTTGCATCTTTTAAGAAAGAGTGGCATACTTATAAGTGATGAAAACTTTTAAGCCAGGTGATTTGGTTGTCATTACAGACGGCACAAACCAAGAAGAGATCCCCGATCATCGCACGGGGCTCATTGTGCGAGAAGGGAACCATAAGAACAGTTATATCGTTTTGTTTCCCAATCGTGCCGAGCTAAAGTTTCACGCGATGTTCTTGAAAAAAGCTACATCATCTTAGAGTATACAAAACATTTTTACACACAAGGAAACACCGTTAATGTGCTACGATTTCGATATTAAGATAGGGTGGTCGGGTGATGATAACGTCGTTGATTTAGACGAATACCGACAGAAGAAAGAGAGGGAGGAAATAGCCAAGTTAATAGATTTGGTTAATGATATTTTAGATGAATGCCCACCAGAGAGCAGGGCATTTTACGTCTCGTTAGAGGAAATGTTATCGGACGAGTTTACCAAATAGGGGATCTGGTTCGTTTGGATCCGAAACTGATCGAAATACACCGCGCTCAAGGCGATTGGGTGCCACCGGAACCTGTAGGAATAGTTATGATAACAGAAAACGTGCATGATATGTATCGTATCACAGTTTTATTCGGATCTCTCCATCAGGTATACCTTTCACACGAACTTGTATTAGTCAGCAAGGCTTGACATCTACTTAACAACTTCCCTATTGACTTTGGTGCCGTCCGGTGCTATATTTATAGAGTAAGGAGAAAAAATGAATCTGACAACCGATGAAATCATTTCGCTGATCGATTGTGTCAACAATCGGATCGATGATCTGGAAACCTGCGCTATGTATGGCGATGCCGACTACCTCGAAAGCGAGATCGAATCGCTCAACGAACTGTTGACAAAACTTAATAAAGAAGCAGGGGTTTAAAATGGGCTATCGTTCAGAAGTCGTTTTTATCGTCGCCAAAGAGGTGATGCCACAGTTCTTAGCCACAATGGCAAAGTCGCCGGAAGCACGTGAGATGTGTTTTTCAGGGACAGATAGGATGATCAAAGACTATGACGGAGATGGTAACATCCTGTTTAACTGGTCCAGTATCAAATGGTTTGAGGGCTACGAAGAGATCGATGCTATCGTTGACTTTATGGACTGGTGCGATGGCGAACATATCGATGTCGATGGCGACGAACACGAGGCTGTTAACTTTTATCGTTTTGTTCGCATAGGCGAGGACTCAGACGATAATGTACATCGCGGCTGGGGGTTTGAAAATATTTATATTGAACGGAGCATTGCTATTTAATGGAACACTTGTTTGCTAACTGCCATCAGGAGCTATCGTTTCTCGTTCTATGGGGTTCTTCGCTGCCTTTTCTGGGCGCATACATTAAATACTTGTGGAGTCAGCCAGATGAAACCGGGTGATTTAGTACAGCGTGTTGAGGGCCCTGGACAGGACTTTGGTATTGGGCTGGTGGTTAAGTTTCTTTTCGATGACGACGATGGCGATGCGAGATGGGCGGTCTTATGGGCTAACCCAAAATGGACATTAAGAGATGGAACATCTGTGACGTATGAAAGCGAAGTGGAGGTTATAAGTGAAAAGTAGCGGTGCCCCCAGTGTAGGCGATCTAATCGTTCATTTGAATGACGTGAGCCGTGATATTTTTTGTCCCGGTTTGGTTGTTCAATGTCGAGGGAATGAGTGTCTTATTATATGGGCAAACAAAAACGCAGACAAGGGCTGGTTTAAAAGAATGTTATTGAAGGTTATAAATGAAGGCAGTTAAACCGGGACACTGCGCACAAGTGGGCGATCTGGTGCGAGAAGGATGGTGTACGAAGAAGCGATGCGTTATGCCTCCGTACACATATGGTATTGTTCTTGAAACACACAATCGTTCTCCAGAAGCATATACGGCAGAGCAGATTGCAGAGGCACCTGTTCGTACTATGTTTATTCTAACCACAGAAGGAAAGAGGATTCGACGGTATGCGGTTCATGTGGAGGTTATAAATGAAGGTGGGTGATTTAGTAACTCTTAAGATGGATGGAGCAGCGCGTGACTCTCATAAGTGTCCGCTATCATTAGGAATAGTTGTCGATGTGCAGAACTGCCCTATTAGTGTAACTTATCCCGTTTGGGTATCGTGGAACTTTCTTCAGGGTAGAATCAAACAACAAAACAGCTATCAGCTAAAGGTTATAAAATGAAAGACTTTCCAAAGATTAGAATCAGACTGAAAGACAACCTTTCCAACTCAGAGCACATCGGGTATCTGGTTGAAGATCGTCCAAACAAGTTTATTATTTTGAATGAGTCCAAGCGAATCGAACTGCATTTTCCGAAGGCATCATATGAATACGAGGTTATAAATGAAAGTAGGTGATTTGGTTAGGTTTACAACAGAGCACGTGCTGGATCCCGGTTTTGCGTATTGTGGAGACTGGAAAGGTATTATAACAAAATGCGTACAGTATGCGTACAACGAGGTCATCACGATTCACTGGACGTGTCCCGATCACGGGACATTTTCCGCTGAATACCTGTCCGATGATGAGTTCTTGGAGGTGCTTAGTGAAAATAGGTGATCTGGTGCGGCCATATAGACGAACTGGGCATCATATGGTGGGTGTAATAGTTAAATGGGAAAGAGCAACAAGTGTTCAGGGCGATTATATATTGGTACATTTCCACAGACCCCATATTACCATTGAGAGTAAATGGGTGAGAGAGATGTGGTTTAAAAGAGCAGAGGTGGAGGTAATCAGTGAAGGTAGGTGATTTGATTAGGTACAAGGCCAACTTTCAGCCACCGCCGTATGATTTATGGGTGGGGCCTTGTCTGGTAATGCGTAAGTATCCGCCCCCCGATGATGGACTATGGGATATATTGATACCTGGACGATGCACCAGGACCGGCACGGTGCAGGGTGTTATTAACGAAAACAACTATGAGATTGAGGTGATAAATGGAGCCGTAACAAAGTGACTATTTTAAAGAGGATCCCCGATAACTTATAAGTGGAGTGGTTCAATATCTCCTACGAACCACAAGCATGTCTGAAGTGAGACAGCAACAAACAGTTAAAGGGAGGTTAGCAGTGTGAGCAAGATCGCACAACGGGGATCCTCTTATTTACATTCTCTTGACAGCGCCCCCTTGACTTTTAGCTCTTTGGGGTGTATATTTAGATAGTAAGGAGATATTATGGCTCGAAAGCGCAACAAGAACAAGCCCCCCAAGGCTCGTAACTGGCTCGTGGTTCACTCCAAGGGGTTGACGGGTAGGCGTGGCGCTGGATACCACAGCAAGCGCGGATATGTGCGGCAGGTGAAGCACAAGGGGCAGTTAGATGAAAATCGGTGATCTGGTAAAGCGCACCATTAACGGGCGCGAAGAGGTGGCACTGATCATCGAGATACCATCGAGAATAACAGGGGCACTGCTCACTATTGATCATGTTACCGTGATGACGCGCCACGGAAAAGGCAGTTGGAGCGTATCAAAGATAGAGGTGGTTAAATGAAAGTCGGTGACTTGGTGAAACACAAGAGACAAGACACGTATTTAATGGGTGTCATCGTCAGAGAGTATCTACCTCTCAACGCGACACTTGCACCTGAATATAGCGTGCAGTGGATCCCCACACATCTGGGGAGAAGTCGTTGCACCGCTGGTGTATTGGAGCTATTAAATGAAACCCGGTGATCTGATTAGACATATATCGAGTGGACATTTAGGGATCGTATTGCGTAGTCGTATATCAAAAGGAACCATTAACGAATCTGTTTATAACTATATTGATTTTGTGTGGCTTGATGATTGGCTTGAAGATAGTGCCTTTGCGGGGCTGTTTGAGGTGGTAAGTGAAGTTAGGTGATCTGGTTAAAAGTCTGATGCCTGAGTCGTTTCACAATGGAAACGGGCAAGTTGGTATAATCATTGAGGCTATTGAAGGCGTTGCACCGCTGACAATGTATCAGGTCCGATGGCGTGACGGCGAAATGGAATATATGGCAGCGAGTGATATAGAGGTGATAAGTGAAAGCAGGTGATTGGGTTCGCGAGAAGCGAGATTCTCGTTATGGTATCATTATTAAGTTTGGTTCGCCGCACGCACAACGTGTGCTGGTTCTCTGGCAGGGAATGGACTGTAGTTTGACGTGGGTATGGGATTACACTTTGGTTGCTGGCGTGGAAGATGAACTATTGGCGTGGAAAGGTGCTAAATGACACCCTTTAAAGCTGGCGATTTGGTGAGATTCCGATACCCATACCGTGAGTCTGAGAAAGGGGTGTTTCTCGTGGTTAAAGTCGAGGGTAGTACGTGGATTCTGCTCCATAATGGGCCCGACCTTTCGCCCGATGGAACACAAACCTTGCACAACTGGACGAATCTGGAGGTGGTAAGTGAAGTATGTTGACACAATGCACATTGTAAATGCCGGTGATGTGATTTGGCAGGAAAGGATGCCAGGTGGATGGTGCGTAGTGCTTGAAGTAATAGAGTGGGACGCAGAAAACCCCAGCCCGAAGGGCTGGATACAAGCCGACTATCCAGTTTATAAAGTACACCATCCCATAGAGGGCATCATCGAAGACCCATCATATTATTATATCACACCAGAGGAGAAACACGAACTTTTAAATAGGGTTTGGAAAGATGGTAAAATCATTGGATACAAGGAAGGTTACACTGGATTAAGGAGGTTTGAAGATGAAAGTGGGTGACATGGTGAGGTTACGGAAAGTAGCCGCGTGGTTACAACCACACACTGACAAACGAGGCAAAATAGGCGTTGTGATAGAGATTAAACGGGATGCACCGCACGGGAAAAATGTATATCATGTTAGCTGGGCGAATAACACACAGGGCTGGGTATACCAACCAGAACTGGAAGTCATCAGCGAGTCTTGACATTCTCTTAACACGGTTGCCCTTGACTTTTAGGGCCACGGGGTGTATATTATAGTCATGTTAGGAAAAATAGTCAGATTTGTTGATAGCTCTCATGATCAGTATCCTGAGTTTGTGGGGCATTGTGGGTATGTGTTGAGGTGCGCAAAAAACCGCGACACGGGCGCGCTGCACCTGGCAGTGAAGTGGTTTAAACCCCATCCCGTCTATGCAGGATCCGCCGCCCGCGAATCGCACTTCATGGCGAGCAAGTTTGAGGTGGTTTCATGAACATCTGGACGTTTGTGGTTAGATACGATGGCGAGCTATCTGTTTCGACCCATCTCACACTGAAGGGTGCATTGCTCGTGGCTGTTGGTGATGTTCTCGACTATCTTGGCATCTACGAAGAGTATTTTGATGACGACAGAGACGAAAAGGAATACCCACCGTGGAGAAAGGAACAGTTAGACGAAATGGATAGCGAGCGGCTTACACAGGTATACAGACTGTGGTCCGAGCGCACCTGGGACCACTTTAACTATGAATCTGAAGTGATCAAAACAAAGGTGGAAGGATGAACAATCACGGCGATCACGCAGACGTAGGCGATCTTGTGGAGGTTTATAATGCTGGTGGGCTACCAACGGGATATATAGGCTTGATCACAGATGTGCGTTTTCGTGGTTCTTTCCATAAAAACATTAAATATGTAAAGATCAAAGCGCCATATATCGATCATGACTGGCATTTAGCATCTTTTGTAAGGATTCTATCGAGCGCACGGAGCGAAGATGTTTAAAGCTGGCGATATATTAAAACATTTGCCGAGCGGTGACATCGGCATCGTGATCGTTGCTCGTGAGGGCATGGTGCGTGATCTTAGCCGGTATGACGTAATGCAGCATTGTTTAGGAGACGATGCCGGCGCGCCACTACCCGCATCTATTCCATTGAATACAGGCGATCTTTGCGTTTTGAGGCGCGGACAGTTATATTTAATAATACACGAGTTCAGGTGGGAGAAAGTAGGATAATGTTTAAAGTTGGTGATCTGGTTCGGATTAGTCCTGAATGGTTGCGAGAATGCGAGGATAAGATTCCTATGGGCGTCATTACTCGCACCTATCCCGAAACCCCAACCGCTCACGGGGGTCATAGTGTGGATGTGTACTGGCTTGACGAAGGAAAAGTGTACGACGGAGAAGATACGAGGGCTCTGATGTTATTAAACGAGTCTTGACATTTACTTGACAGGACAGCACTTGACTTTTAGGGCTATCGGGTGTATATTATTGGTATGAAGTTGATTACTATCAAGGCCGCACCCCGCGCATCTTCCCGCACACGTAACCGTTTGCGCGAGCATGGACCGGTGTTCAAGCTGGTGCGAGAAGACGAGCCGATCTGCTTTGCGGGTGTCAGGTGTATCTTTCTGCGTTCGGGCGAATGGTTCGGGTGGTTGCCCCTTAACGAGATCGAGGTTATAAATGAAAGTCGGTGATATGGTAAAAACTCACAAGGGTAACCTTGCGATTGTTGTAGAGAGGTATATGATTGCCGGTCAGCTATATGTGAATATAATGTTCTTAAAAACCGGATACCTCAGAACAGGCTTTTGGGGCGCTCAATGCGAGGTGATCAGTGAAAGTCGGTGATCTGGTAAAATATAAACACGAGGATTGGGCTCATTGGGTCGGTATTGTGATTAAACAAATACCAGGGACCGATGAGACGCAAGTTGTTCAGTGGAATAAAGAAAACAACTTGCGTACCAGTAACCCTAAGCGTGACCTGGAGGTTATAAATGAAAGTCGGTGACTTGGTAAAAACCCAAAAGGGTAACCTTGCGATTGTGCTCGATAGGGTACAGATCGGGAACTTTCTATATGTAGATTTAAGGTTTTTAAAGACAGGGCGTGTGAGAACAGGCTTTACAGCGTGGAAGTGTGAGGTTATAAGTGCAAGTCGGTAACTTAGTAAAGATCAAACGCGCATCTATCGGGCTACCAAAAGGCTCGGTTGGCTTGATTGTGCGTCACTTCACGCACGGCAACACCTTGGTCTTTGAAATACAGTTTACAAACGGACGTACAGTCCGCTTACTATCACGAGATTTGGAGGTGATCAGTGGGACTGCGTAATCCGAGAATACAGATAGGCGATCTGGTAGAACATACTAAGCCCCCGCCTCTGCGTGTAGGAAGGGTATATTTGGTAGTCCGCACGGCACCCGGCTGGATAAAGCTGGCGGACGAAGGCAATGAATGGGTGCAGGCATCAGCTTATGTGGTGACGCATGCAGGTAGGTGATTTGGTTTATGTTAAAACACACCCCGATATGATTATGGCTTTGATTGTGCGGATCCGTCATTCAGCGGAGGATTCCGCTGGTGAAACGCGCCTTATCTACGAGTGTCATGCGCTCGACGGTCATAGTTTCTCGTGTTTAGGGGAAAACTTGGAGGTTATAAAATGAATCGTAGACGTATTACAGTTGGATCGCTCGTGCGACACAAACGCACCGGTGGCATCGGGCTCGTTATGGAACACATAATGTGGGATGCTGACTGGGGAGCGTACAAAGTAAAGTTTGTTAAGCCTGTCGGAGATGTTAAACTGTCTCAGGTTTATGATCGAGCAGACAGATTCGAGCCGGTTTACGAGTCAGAAGAGTCTTGACATTTACTTGACAAGAAAGAACTTGACTTCTGCCCTGTTCGGGTGTATATTTAGAGAGTAAGGAGAAAAACATGCCCCGCATCACCCTTGGTGACAGACTTCAAACTATCGTGGATAGTCCGTATCTGCCTGCTTCAAAGCTGAACTTCGCTAAATCGCTTCTGGCGTTTTATGAGCGCAAGCGCATGCTTACGCAGGGCCGACGTGTTTGGGTTGACAAGCTCGAAGAGATGATCGAGACGCGGCAGATCCTTGAAAAGACAGAAAAGCCTGAAATCGTGCAGGAAATCGACGCTTTGATCGCTCGTATGCCCGAATCCGATGCTTCAAGCTGGAATATGGGCTTTATTGGCTCGCTGCGTGAACAGGCTATGTCCGGTTACACGCTTACTGACAAGCAAACGAGCAAGTTGAAAGATATTGCCGGCGAGTACACTAACGAGGCACTTGCGGCACGCGAGAAGTGGCCAACTGTCTATCGAGATATGTATCGGACTGATGCTGTTGTGCTCGCTAACTATTACGCTCATACCTCGTACTATCGCGATTTCGTGCGCAAAGTTCAAGATAATGGCGATTATGTGCCTCCAAAGCGGTTTTTTATGAAGCTACACACTAACAAGTTCGCCCAGAAGGTTCTGGCGGCTTGGTATGCAGAGCCTAAGTATTCGACTGGTTCGATGGTATCTCACCGTGCAAGCGCAAGCTGGGCAGCAAAGCGAGCACTCGCTAAGGGCGGTATCGTCATCGCGTCTAATCTTCCCATCATTTCCGCAGCTAACGGCGCGAAGCGTTACAAAGTTCTCCCCGTTGGTGCTGTTGCGCCAGTCGAGATCGAGGAGCGACACATTAAAAAGTTTAAAGCCCCGAAGAAGGCTTGACATTCACTTGACATTTACCGCTTGACTTCTCCTCTGATCTATGAGAGAATAGAGCATAACCTTTGAGAAAGGATAGAAAACATGAATCGATGCTCATCGTGCTGGAAATATGGACACAACAAGCGCACCTGCCCTCAGATTACTGAGAGGTTGCAACAGCGTTATGATATGGCAGTTGAGGATAAGCAGCAAGCCTCTATCGATCACTGGGGTGAGCTACTTGCCAAGCGTACCGGCACCGATCCCCGCACTGGCGCAAAGGTGAACCGCAGAGCGGGTATCGTTCGGCGTTGCTCCTATTGTAAGTTTGTGCATGGCTCGTGGGGTGATGAAGGCATCGGGCACACTCGCCGCACGTGCAAGCAACTTAAGAAGGATCGAAAGGAAGCAGCAAAACAAAATGGCATCGTGCGTAAGAAGGTGGTTGCTGCCCTGAAGCGTGAAGGTATTGGCGTTGGCGCTACCATTAGCTATAATAGCTATGGCTATTATCCCGATGGTAACGGCGATCAGGTATATGAAGCACGTAACTATCCCTATATGGTTGTTTCTATTAACTGGGACAACATCACTGATCAAGTGCGAAACCCGCAGCCGCTTATGGTGCGCCGGTTGGATCAAGTGTGTAAGGTGGGCAGTCGAGGCACAACCAGTTTTCCGCTGCCACACCTTTACGAAGAAGACGACAAGACAGGTGTTAAGATTTCTGGTGGGCGACAGATGGGCTCTTGGGCGACCGATGGAGATCCAGACGGTTACGACGCTCGCACGCTCGTGACAAGAGCGCCAGCGAACGGGTGGGATAAAATCCCTGCCGATTATTACGCAGGTTCTTCCAGGGTTACCGACAGGCATTTTGACGACAAGAAGGGTTGACATTTTCTTGACAAGAAACCCTTGATCTTTCTTCTCGCATATGAGATAATAAGACATCATCAAGAAAGGAGTTACCCCGATGCCATCAAACCTCGACACCGTCATGACTTTCGCACAAGCGTGCGAGATTTTCACCCTTGATCTTCTGCCCTATATCCAGCAGGATTATGAGCAGGACGGAGAGCCTGACTATCCCGCTCGTCGGGAGTGCTGGAACAACTGGACAGACAATCTGTGTCGCGACGGACAGATCAGCGATTGGCAATGTGAGAACTGGTCTCACCCCCCTTGCAACGATTGACATTTACTTGACAAGAAACACCTTGACTTTTAGGCCCATCGGGTATATATTTATAGAGTAAGCAAAACTTTTCATCCTCCCCGGAGACAATCACATGGCAGTAGACTTTAACACTTTTCTCGGTTCCGTTCCTTTCATTCTGAAAGCGAAGCTGCCCGTACTCATTCGCGGCAAGCACGGACTTGGTAAATCTGAGGTGGTCTACATGATCGCTGACAAGATGACGCTACCCGTTGTCGAGCGTCGAGCGTCACAGATGACAGAGGGTGACCTTCTGGGTCTGCCCGATACCGCTGAGACTTCGATCAATGGGCGCAAGGCGACAACGTGGAACGCTCCAGACTGGCTCGTGACTGCCTGTGAGCAGCCGGTGGTGCTGTTCCTTGACGAGGTGGACCGCGCGACGATGGAAGTCCGTCAGGGCCTCTTCGAGTTGACGGATAGCCGCAAGATCAACGGCTGGCGTCTGCACCCTGAGACGCTGATCATCGCTGCCGTCAACGGTGGCGAACACGGTGCGCAGTACCAAGTGGGTGAGATGGATCCTGCCGAGCTTGATCGCTGGGCGGTGTTCGATGTCGAGCCGACTGTGGAAGACTGGCTGAAGTGGGCAAAGAGTAACGTCAATGTGGTTGTGTGGGATTTTGTTAACCACAACCATGCCCACCTGGAGCATCAGGGCGAGTTTGAGCCTAACAAGGTGTACCCGTCTCGTCGCTCGTGGAAGCGGTTTAACGATACCGTAGCCGATACGGGCGTTTTCGAGAAGGAAGGCGATTCCGATCTGCTGTACAACCTCGCTTGTGCGTTCCTGGGCTTTGAAGCTGCGGTTGCATTGCGTGACTTCGTTGACAAGTACGAATGGCAGGTGACTATTGAGGATATCCTTGATGATGGTGCCCTTGAAAAGACGGAGCAGTGGGGCATCAACGATCACAGCGCGATGATCGAGAAGTTTGAGGCATCAGAGGTATTCAAGGCTGAGTTGTCAGACGAGCGTATCACTAACCTCGCTAACTACTTTGTGCAGCTTCCGTCAGAGGTTGCAATGAAGTTGTGGACGGTGCTGGGTGACGCTGATGTCATTGACAATGTGGTGCGACTGCACCAGGCTGAGACGGCATCGGGCACCAAGGTGAGCGAGCACCTTGTGGAAATCTTGGGTGGATGATGAGTAGCGTATCCGCAAAGCCGGGTAACCTTGTGACGGTTACCCGGATGCATACGCCTAACCTGGCACTTGTTGTCGGGTGGCGTGATGGCGCAGAAGAGTGGGATGGTTCCATCCCTAATGAGCGTGAACGGTTTGTGTTGTTGCGGTTTATTAAACCTGCACGTGCCGTGAAGGCTGGAACGCTGGCATACGATACGCGAGACTTGGAAGTTATAAGTTGACGGAGCGCAAAGGCATAGGAACGGGCGATCTTTTATTTCGCACCCCCATTATAGGCAACGCAGAGACGGGTATCGTTTTAGAAGTGCGCCCCACACGCAAACCACGATACGGAACAATCGAAAAACGAATGGAATATAAGGTGTGGGCAAAGGACACACGAAAGAATGAATGGGTGGATGAAATGAAGATCGGAATCGACTGGATCACTCTTGACGAGTTCTTGACATTTGGCTATTGACTTCTGTCCCGTTTGCGTGTATATTTATAGAGTAAGGAGAAAACTTTTATGTCCGATGACAAAACCCTCGATTTTGATCTCAACAAGCACACTGCCCGTTTGCTCATGCGCGAGCCGTTTTTTGCTGCGCTCTCACGGCGCATCGACAAGACGCGCACCGAGTCTATTCCGACTGCTGCCGTGCGAGTGAACCAGGAACGTGCACAGTTTGAGCTAATGTATAACCCTAAGTTCATGGCGCAACTGAAAGACGAACATCGTCTGGGCGTCATTATGCACGAGTTCTATCACATCATCTTTCAGCACGTTACGGGACGTATGCCGGAAGGCGGCATCACGCGCATCGACAACGTGGCTATGGACCTGTCTATCAACGGGTTGCCCGAAATGAAGGGCAAGCTGCCAAGTGAGAGCGATCCCGGTCCTATGATGCCTTCAGGTAAGCCTATGCTGGGCTGTCTGCCCGGCGAAGGTCCATTCGCACATCTCCCTGCTGGTAAGACATACGAGTGGTACAAGGCGAAGCTGGAGGATGAGGGCGAAGGTAAGGGCGACGGTGACGGCGAAGGTGGCGAGCCTGGTGAAGGTGGAGGCAACGGCATCGGTGATGCTGATAGCTTCGATGATCACCAGCATTTTGGTGAGACGGACGGAACCGTCAACGAGATCGCTAAAGAGCGTTTGAAGGAAACGCTACGCAAGGCAGCAGAAGAAGCGGACAAGGCGCGAAGCTGGGGATCCGTGTCGAGCCAGATGCGTAAGCAGATCATGGACTCGATCACGACTAAGGTCGATTGGCGCAAGGTACTGCGTTACTTTGTTAAAACGTCACAACGTGCCGACAAGCGAAGCACGCCCCGACGCCTTAACAAGCGTTATCCTCGTGTGCATCCTGGCAAGCGTGTTCGCCGTCAAGCGAAGATCGCGATCAGCATCGATCAGAGCGGATCGGTGGACGACGGCATGCTGGCGCTGTTCTTCGCTGAGTTGAACAAGCTGTCAGACATTGCCGAGTTTACTGTTATCCCATTCGACTCCGAGGTTGGAGAGGATAAGATTTATGTTTGGAAGAAAGGACAGACTCGCCCGTGGGAACGTGTAATGTGTGGTGGCACAGACTTCGATCCGCCCACCAAGTACGTTAATGAGCGTGATTTTGATGGGCATATCGTCTTGACTGATCTGTGCGCACCTAAGCCTATCGGCAGTCGGTGTCAGCGTATGTGGATGACAACGCCAGCGTATGCCGCTCGTCCATACTTTCAAACTAACGAACGCATCATTGCCGTGGAGGGCTAAAATGAAGTATTACATTACCAAAACCTATGTTACTCTAAATGAAAATGGAAAGGTTACAGGATATGAAAATGTCCTTACCCGTCCCGATTCATTTTCTAACGCTGTTGCGCAGCTTAAGCGGTTCAAGCGCATGGGGATCGAGAACATCCATCTGTGCGAGCACCCTGTTAACAGTCGCCGGTATGGCAAGCTGGAGCGCGCCTACAACAAGCGCCGGAAGGCGGATCGACAGTTGACGCTGGGTGAGGTGGCCGAGATCATGGCAGAGGCCGACAGCACCGACACAGAGGCGTCTGAGAGCGCCCGTGGTGGCTCGTAGCTGGTGCGCTGGTTGCTGGCTCGGCCGAGATGGCAGGAGCCAGCACAGAGCCTTCCAGGACCCTAAAAATATTTTTCCACCTTTGACATTCCCTTGACACAACCGGCTTGACTTCATCTCTCGCGTATGAGATAATAGAGCATAAGTTAAAGAAAGGAGCTTATCAATGACCAAGACTCTCGGAACCCTCAAGACCACCCCTGACACTTCCTGCGTGACGTGGAAGGACGCGAAAACGCAGATCCGCACGGCTGTCCGCGCTAACGGCATGAAAGCCGTTGGTTTCTTCCGTCCGCGCAAGGCGAACCGAGGCGTTCTGCTTCTGGGCGTCGAAGGTGGCAGCGTCACCGCAACCCGCAAGCCGGGCGCTGACATCGTGTTCAACGCGACCGTCGAGAAGGCTGCGGATAAGTTGTCCGCGAGCGAGTTGGCCGCAATCTTGGCGCAAGGCTAAAAGGAGCTATAATGTTTGATTTCGTCCTCGATTCCCCTGAGACTACCCGCGTGATGACTCCAATGGAGCAACGCGCAGCAACCCGTAACGTGATGGCTATCCAGCTTGCGTTGTATGCGCAGATGGCGCAGTCGCAACCCGATGCGGCACTTTCCCCTGAGCAGGTGGAGGCTATGTTGGTCTTCGCTGCCGAGATTACCGACACGGTAGAGGCATAAATGAAAGACAACCTAATCAAGATCGGGCCCACGCTGCTAACCGTGGCTGAGTTGCTGATTGCGTTTGTGTTGTTGACTGTAAAGTCAATGACGGTTGCGGAAGCTGCGACTGAAGCACACCGGCGTGGCCCATCTTCCGGCACCGATATGGGCCCACAAACGTATGCAAGCGGTAACACTGCGTGCGAGATGTTGATCCTTGCGGGTATCGCAGAGTGGGACAATAAAACACGTAGCCGGATCCGTATTACGGAAGGTAGCGAAGATCACAGAAAAGATATTGAAAACGCATATGCAATCTGGCAAGCGAAGGCCGCGGGTAGGGCGTGGGACGAAAAGATTGCAACAGCAACCCTAACGGAGAGCACAGTAGACCCTTTCACCGTGGGTGCGCTTGTGACGTACAAGTCCAATCCAGAGCGAGCAAAGCGAACCGAGGCGATCAGGGCTTCACAAGCCAAGCGTATGGGTATTATCATCGCAATAGATGACAATGTTGCCGGTCACGTGGCAAGCAGACGCCTCGTGCAAGTTAACTGGGGCGGCTACGGTACGTTCTGGGATCCTGCTAAAAACCTGGAGGTTGTAAATGCAAGTCGGTGATTTAGTAAAAGAGATTGTAACAGATGAGGCATGGAGGCTTTATAATGGTACTGTTGGCGTTGTCATTCGTCCAGCAGATGATGATATGGGCCTTCATCGTCTGGATCATGCACGCGGACATCACTGGCTCGTTGCGTGGGGTAGCGGTCACACTCACATCGTGAACATTGATGATATCGAGGTTGTAAATGAAAGTCGGTGATCTGGTACGTTTCAAAGACATCAGCAGTATGTGTGATAATGGTAAACGCATGTTCCCTGAAATGGACGGGCGCGTGGGTTTGGTGTTGTCTATAAGAGACGATATATCAGGTAACCTAATGGTGGTGACAGACCTGGAACGGCGATACCTTCGCGATGGACTCAGCGACAGAGGTTTTAACGCAAGGTATTACGAGGTGGTTAATGTTACAAGCCGGTGATCTATTTAAACTTGGTTACATCAATGGGCACACCCATGATCTTAACCGTCGCACGGGTATCTATCTGGGCGAAGACATTATCCATCGCGACGATGGAGTTACTATAACGAATCATAAGGTATTGTTAGTGGGTGATAGTCAGCCACGCCTGTTTGATCGTGGACTGCTTAGGCATATGGAGAGGATAAGTAAATGAGTATTAAGAAAAGAGTAGATGTTGTATACGCATGGACGCAAGGCAACAAAGCCCGCACCGGCAATCATTCACTATCAACAGATGGTACACACTTGATGTCATACGGTAAGTTGATTGGGTTGCGCCTTAAGTCTGGTTACACTATCGTGGGTGACTACACAGCACGCACCAAACACTTTACAACGCACACAACGAGTTGCCACGTGGGTATCGCTGCCCGTTATGCTGACTCCGTTTGGCATCCGTTAGTGTTTGAAAACTCACCAGCCATTACTGAACACGTTGGCGAGCTACCATTTTAATGGCGAGACTACTAAAATATATACATATACGTATAGTGGATAGAGGTAGATAGAATATGCAGAGTTATAAAGATAAAGAGTATATGTATCAGTACACTGTGAGAGAATGTGCCTGTAATGCGCTTGGTGTTAAGTATACATACGGTGTGCTTCCCTGTCAACCTATCAAAAGGGATACGGTACGATGAACGATGATACTATATTCGATGGCTTCGGTTGCTTTGCGTTGGCTCTGTGCTTTCTGCTATGGTATACAATAGCATACACTATCGAACCGCCAACGTATACAAACATACACGCGCCGGCAGTGCGAGAGTAGTAATGTATATTTATTCACTGCATGTCAAGACTTATTCATACTACAGAATCGCCCCGTAACATAGCGTGAGTTACGGTTGCCCTTGGAGGGAGAGGAAATCATGTCAAGAGTAAAGAGAATACGTAAGGCTATTTACACAGCAGAAGAGTTTGTGTTCTGGACTGCGGTGGCTATAGCTATACAGATTGCTGGGCTACGTTATCATTGCAGACGGAAACCTTCCGAGAGTAATACAAAAAAAGAATAGTATAACACAGTAACACTTGACACTCACTTAACATACGTAACCTGCTTATGTAACACCATTTGATAATGCGCTTGTAACGCTGACTCTCACGTAGCACCCCCCACCCCCTACCCCCCTGCTCGGGATCTATGTCACACTGTATGCGTATGCCTATATACGCCGGCTAAGTACGTTCTAGATCTGCGCCTAAAAATTTCAGATATTTGACTTTCAGAAAACCCCCGCATACTTAATGCATGGACAAGCAATTCGAAGTCGGAGACTTAGTATCTAAGGCAGCTGCCAGACGCCGTCACCAACCACCCGAATCGCTAGGGGTTGTGTTGGAGATTCTAGAGAACAACGGAAAGTACAGTAACAGAATTAGGGTATTTTGGTTTAAAGACGATTCAGTGGAGCATGGTTTAAGACACACAACGCCCAGTGTACGAACAATCAATTCCCGATTCTTGAGATTAATAAATCGAGCATCATAGTTACAACATGCCGTTCGATAAATTGTATGTTCGAATCAAATGTTTATCTTGTAGAGGAGAGCGGTTTATGCACAACGCATCCTTTCACAGTCCATTGGATCCATACAAGTGGAAGAGGTGCCCGTATTGCGATGAGAATGGGCTCATAATGATTGAGGCAGGTGAGCATGCCATATTGGAATATTTCGAACAGTTAACCGAGGACGAGCGAAAAGAGCTAATAGAAAAAATCGCCCAAAAAAATAATGAAAAATAACGACGATGAAAAGCGCATGTTTCAAGTTGGTGAGTTGGTGAGATTTACAGGGTACGGTATCGGCGGCCCACTCATACCACCGAGTTATATTTTAGGAAGAGTACATCAGTATCAAAAGAGACTTGATTTGGGGATTATAATAGGAGACGTAACTGGCTATTATAAAGGAAGAACGTTTAGGGTTTATTGGTTCAGAACGAAACGAATTTCAGAAACTTTTGCGACCCATTTGGATTGGGTATACTAATTATAAGCAGGAACAAATGAATTTATTATCAGATAGAGAGCTTAAAAGGCTCATTCGAGAGGCGCTTTCGCGAATAGAGGCTGAATGTATAGCCGAGTTTTCCCCTATGGCCGGTTTGGGTATGGATATTGAATCAATACGAGATATTGTTATTGCGCGCGCGGAGCAGTCCGGACAATCATGGGACGATTATTTAGAGATACATGATGCAGTGGACGATGCATACTCTGTAGAAGGAAAACATTCAGATCGATTGCGCGCATGTAAGGCTGAGCGCGAAGCCATGGCAGGGCGCCTGGCTAGTCCACCACCTGCTCCTCGTCGTCCCCGTCGTAAACCTCTCAGTGGAATGGCAGGTTTTGCGTCGGCAGGGGGCGCTGATAGAACAATGCCACTTGGAGAACGCGCACTTACGTATATGATTCGAGAAGAACTAACCAAGACTGATGAAACTGATATTAAAAAGCTGATATCGAAAGAAATTTCCTCATCTCAAACGGAAATTGCGAAAAGTGTCAAGAAAGTTGTGGAAGATGAGCTTTCGAAGGTTCTTAAAACCAAAGCGGTTAAAGACGACATCACTGATATCACTAAAAAGGTGATGAAAAGACTTTATAAAGACTTGTCATTCCACCATCCATATATCATTGATCGGATTAAGGTATAAAAATACTCTTTTTTTATAGGCTTAACTGGAAATGTGGTACTATTTATAAGCGTTCACTATTGGAGGTGAAAAACATTATGCGATATCTTATTTCCGCCATTATTGGCGGCTTTTTAATAGCCTGCGTTCCTTTTGTCTTTAAGGATACCGAAACGGAAACTTTTATTCCGGCACCTATTAATATTGAACACATTGGCCCACGCAATAGCCAAAATAGCCATTGTAACATTGAATTTCCTAAAAGCGATATTAATAACGCTAAGAAAATCGAAGAGTATATTATGGTATGTACTGACCGTTCGTCTGCATGGCTTCCTATTTAGGAGTAGATGTTTGAGATTGGTGATCTTGTCATAGACCCGACAACAAGAGAAGTTGGTGTGTTAGTGCGCCGATATGACTTGTTGCATAAAGATTTAACCTACACCGGTAGCGTTCAACATTGGGCATGGGAAATACGATGGTGTGGTGGAATGCCACAAACATATTATACCAACGTTGAAGATTACACCGAAAGCGGCCTTAAACAACTAGTAGAAAGCGGCCTGTTTGTTCTCCATAAACGATAATTACTGTTCATTTGATAGTTACGTACCTATTGCGCTTTCCGTTTCATATGATATAAAAATATTTATTATATGTCATATAAAATCTTGCATGGTGAGACAAGTAGTGTTATACTATCTATAGGTGATATTATTATCGATACAATTGGTGGCCATATTGGTTTGCTGGTTGAACGTCGTCGTTATATCGATATGGTAGAAGACGATGTGTATATATGGGAAGTTAAATGGTTGAATAATGTTGTGAAAGAACATTACGAAGATGCTCCGATTCCTCCAATATTAGAGGAAGAAGGGCTTAAACTTTCTATTGTGATAGGGGTATATCGCTGGCACTCAATAAATGGAGAAACTTATGAGCCATAAATGGAATGTATACAAATTATTTAAAAACGGTAAACGGGCGAAAGCACCGTTTTGTGTGGTAGAAGCTGCAAACGATAGAATAGCGAAAGAAAAATTTTTAGACGAGCATCTTGACAAGGATAATTCTTCTCAAACTAAACTTTCTTCGTGGACGTTCGTGCGGACGGACATGTCTCAAGAACGAGAACATGAAAAAAATTTAGAAAAGGAAAATGACTTATCAAGAAAAAAAAATTCTTTTCTTGGGAAATTGGCGATGCGCGCGGGACAACTTCCCAACAATATTTGTGCCGGGCTCGTCTTTTGCAAAGAATCGGAGTGGAAGTGGCAATGGGCAGCGCTGGAGCCGGCAACCTTAAAATACCTTAAAGGGCTGTCCCCTCAATTTAAATCTGCGCCGAGGGCTGACGAATGGCTAAAAGAACAGATGAGCCAATATTGAAAAAAGGCAATCTAGTAAAAATAAATCGGTACTACAAGGCGGCAGTTGCAAAAGAAAAGAATACCGGCATTGTCCTTGAAATTCACAACGGAAGACAAGCAAACTTATTTCCCTTCTATGATGTATATGTCTTTAATACCAAAACTATAGAAACAATTTGGGGAGGAGATATGGATTTAATTTCTGAATAATATATACTAATAGAGGATACAATGTTTGAAGGAGCGTATTAGCCAATTATTTGTCTGTTCAGCATGGATAGCGATTGGAATTAATATAGCTCTTTTATTTTTTGCCAGAATGACAGGCAATTTCGAATTAACAATGTTATCAATTGTAAATATTCTACTTCTTGGTATTGTTGGAATAAAAATTCCAGAGTAGTCTCCTTTAAAGCTAGCTAAAACATAGTTACTAATATGGGGCGATATATAAATTTACTCTGTACGTTTGTGTTGTGTTTGGGGGCGTGCAGTGATTACAATCTTAAATCCTATGAAGAACCATCAGGATCCCCAATAGAAGTCCCCAACATAGAGGTAACGCCGTCATCTCTTAATTTTGGTACGCTAAATGCGGACGGCGAAGTTTCTCTTAAAACTATAACAATTAAAAACAAAGGATCTGACACATTAAACATTGCTAGTGCTGATTTAAGCAACACTTCGACAGTATATACTTTATCTAATTTAAGCGACGATGAGCTTGAACCAGATGAAGAAGCATACATTATCGTAATGTATAATCCGGAAACATACAGTACGGACAATAATTCGGTAGTTATTACATCTGATGATCCAGAAGATGGTTTTGTCTCAGTGCCCCTAGTAGGAGACAGTGAAGCACCTGTTATTAGTATAGATCCTGACTCATATGATTTTGAAAACGTATTAGTGGGCTGTGATGATGATTTAGATGTTACAATATCTAACGTAGGAAATGTGGATTTGACAATCAGTCAAGTTGATTATTATGTTTCATATCCAGCGGATTTTTCCATTGAAGATTATGAGAATACGTATGGGCCGATGCCATGGGTTTTAGAACCAGGAGACTCTATAATATTAGAGGTTGAGTATTGTCCAAGTGATGTAGATTTAGATTCTGGAATATTAGAAGTTCAATCTAACGATCCGTATACTCCCACTGCCGAAGCAACCCATGGGGCTCAAGGTATTTATTCTTCAACTTATGAGGAATCTCACAAACAAGAAGAAATAGATGCGGTTGATATTTTATTTGTTATCGATAACTCTTGTTCAATGAACGACAAGCAAACACAACTGGCAAATAATTTTGACACGTTTATGAACGTATTTGATGCATCAGCAATCGATTATCAGATTGGTTTTATTACCACTGATAGTTCTGATATGGAAGGCTCTCTTATAACAACAGCCACGCCAGATCCGGTTGCTGAGGTCGCTCAAATAATAGACGATATAGGAACACACGGAAGTTCAACTGAGCGGGGCCTTTATTATTCTTATTACGCTCTACAAACAGGGTATGATTTTGGCCCAGGCAGTGATTTCTGGCGCGAGCATGCTAAACTAGTAATTATTTACGTATCGGACGAAGATGATTCTTCTTCGGGTATTACCCCCACTAGTATCAAAACATATACGATATCTGCCAAGGGCGGTGCAGACTATGTTGTTGCGCATGCCGTAGCGGGAGACTATCCAGGTGGCTGTACTACAAACGGTGGCGCCCAAGAAGGACTAGAGTATTTTACTGTTGTAACCTATCTCAATGGAACGTTTTTGTCGATTTGCGAAGATGACTGGGGCACACCCCTTGAAATACTAGCAAATGAATCGATTCTTAAATCTTCTTTTACCCTGGATCGTGATCCGGTGGAAGAAACAATTACTGTTGTCGTGGATGGAGTGGAAGAATCTAATTGGACATATGATTCATCTACCAACGCAATTAGCTTTGCCGAGGGGCACGTGCCGACAGCAGGAGTATCAATACTTATAAGTTACTCACCAATATCAGATTGTCCAGAAGACACAGAAGATACAGGAGTATAATCATGAATAAATTATTATCTTTGTTTGTTGCCTCGTTGTTTGTATTGGTCGTGCCCACACACGCGACAGAAACAGAAAGCAGCTACAATACTACAGTAGAGAAAAAAACCGAAGAAGTTAAATCTTCGATGACAGTTATCGAAAAGAAAGTACGTGACGCCGCCGTGAAAGTTTCGTCTTCTACTGGCCACGGATCGGGGTCGGTTATTGCATATAAAGATGTTATTTTAGTATTAACAGCACAACACGTTGCGGAGGGACTTCCAGGAGATTTTTATGTTATCTCAAAAGACAGTGAATCTCAACTTGGAGTATTGATTTATTCTGATGCGTTACACGATATCGCTATTTTATATATGCCAAATCCACTCAGAGATGCCAAACCAATGAAATACGATCCACTGGAAGGAATAGCAGATGTTGGAACAGAGATTACATATTCTGGATACCCGTCAGATCATCGCCTGATGACGATTAGGGGATCTGTAGCCGGTTATGAAACCTTAGATCCTAGAGGGACTCAAATTATAATTCATACTCACGGATGGTTTGGGTGCTCTGGCTCTGTGGTATACGACTCAAAAGGAAGAATTGTTGGTATACTCTGGGGAATTGATGTTGAGCGTCGTCCATCATTTCAAGTTATCGACAATATGGTGTGGATTTCCCCCATTAGAAATATTAATTTAGAAACTTCGTTAAATACTTTATGTATGGCACTAAATAATAAGCCTAAAGCTTGTAGGTAACGGAGAAATATAATGAAATTTTTAATGGTGTTTATGGTGTTATCGCAACCAGCATATGCCGATGTTAATGGGGAAGCTCTTTTTAAAACATATTGTGCTTCGTGTCATGGTACCAACGGAGAGGGCTCAGCTATAGCTAACTTTAAGATATCGGAAAGACTTGTCAAGTCCGATGAAGAGCTATCAAAAAGTATACGCGAAGGAAAAGGACAAATGCCAGCGTGGGGTTTTCTTTTTTCTGAAGAAGATATAAAAAATGTGTTACAATATATTCGTGAAACATTTGAATGGAACAAGTAATGAAACTTAAGAGGTATAAATGATAACCATAGAATATATGAAGCGCAAACAAGAGCAGTTGGAAAGAAAAAGAAAACGCGCTGCTGAATTGGAAGCTAAAGAAGAAGCGGCACGAGTTGCTAAAATAGAAGCCGAAGCTCGCGAGCAAGAAGAGATCGCTGCGCGAGAAAAACTTCTTCTAGAACAACAAGAAGATGAACGTCTTCGTCAGAAACATATTCAAAGAAAAGAAAAATTAGCAGAACAAAAATGGGATAAACAGTTTGACACTTTATTAGCTCAGATAAAGGATCGATCCCAAAAGTATGATAAGCTTGAAGAAATAAGGGTTATAATCCAAAATCGTGAACCTTCTCTTCAAGAGCTTGATTGGGATAGTTGGTTATCCGATCCCCTTAATCAAAAACTAGCTGCTTTAGATTTTGATTACGCGATGGAAATGTTTAAGCGCGATAACCTGCTAGCAAAACGACGGAAGAGGACGCATGGGAAGCCGAAGAAAGCCACCCCCAAATATGCTTTAGTGTTCACCGGAAATTCAGATGTAGCTACAAGAACCTATAATTATGTAACAACTGACTTTAATCCTGATGATTTTAATCTTAATTTGGGATTTACTGTTTCTTATTGGGTTAGACCAGATGAAGTAGGAAATAGTATGTTTGCATTCGGTAGAAAGCACAATAGCAACCAACGATTTGTGTTTGGTATCTACAGAAAACGTCAATCATACTTCGGTATTGGTTCAAGTCAAGGAATAAAAGCGTGGGTTAATATGGACACCCCAGTGCCAGAATCCATGTTAGTTCAGGACGGCAGCTACTGGAATCTAAAAACAGATGGTACTTGGTATCATTTTGTAGTAACCTATGATGACCGCTCAGATACATCTTCAGGTACGGATCGTAAAATATATGTAAACGGCGTGCTTCATCAGACTGACACTATTAATTGGGATGATACGGGTGGTTCAACTGGTGGCATGTATTTTGGTGCTCGTAATGTAAGCAATAGTTATAACAACGGATGGGCTTGTGCTCTTGATCAAGTAGCCATTTTTGATACAGCAAAAGATGCCGATTGGGTTTCAAGCGTATATAACACCGATAAGAAAAAACTAGATTTATCAAATGAAGGTGGCCTTGTAGGATATTGGAAATTTAACGAAGGAAAAGGAATTACTGTTAAAGATCATTCAGGAAACGGTAATCACGGGACTTTTGGCACTATTTCTGGAAACACAACAGCTTATCCAACTTGGGAATATCTCGGCAACGTGGTGACTAAATGAAACTCCTACTTGAAAATTGGCAGGAAGTTTTAAATGAAGATAAAAAGAAAAATATTGCATCAATTATATGCGTTAACGACAAACAGCAAATTTTGATTTTACGGAGATCAAAAACGGACAAACACAAGCCTATGTCTTGGGATTTACCAGGGGGGCATATAGATCCTTCGGATAATTCTATAGAAGCTGGAGCAGCCAGAGAGCTTCATGAAGAGGCAGGGTTGACTGTCGCTCTAAATGATTTAACGTATGTTGCTAAACGCGATCTCGAAAAAGCGATACGATATATTTTTGTTGCAACAAATTGGACGGGGGAAATTGAGCTAAAACCAAACCCAAAAACGGACATAATCGAACATGATGATTACAAATGGGCGGCAATTGACGAGATAAAAGAGTTAGAACAATCGATTATTCCAAACTATATATTGAGTAAGGCTATGGAAAAACTTAAAGATGAACAAAGTTCGTGAATTTTGGAAAGAGTTCTGGAACGATGGTTATGATTATTATGGAGATATTAAGGCGTGCTTAGTGTATTTAACATTTTGTATTTCTCAAGTTGTATTGGTAATTGTTGTATATGAGTGGATGGACAAACTATGAAGAATTTTAACAATATATGGCGTAACTATTTAACTGAAACAAAATTACGTGTTTTTGATTTTGATGATACTTTAGTGAAATCAGATTCAAAAATCAAAGTAACGGATCCTGGCGGGAAACAATCCACTTTAACACCAGGGGAATACGCTACTCACGAAAAAGATTCGCGTAATGAATATGATTTCTCAGAATTTGATAAGCTTATCAATCCTCGTGAAGTTAAAAAAGTTACGAATATTTTAAGAAACGTTATCGGCGCCGGAACAGATGGGCGCCAAAATGTTGTACTAACAGCAAGAGATCCTGTGGCGGAAGCTCCGATTCAAGATTATCTTGAAGAGATTGGAATTGATATTTCGAAGATTGATTTTGTGTTGTTGGGAGATAGCGCCCCAATAGCAAAAAGCAGATGGATTGAAGACAAGATTAGAACTGGCGCCACGGACGTTCTGTTCCTTGATGACTCAGGAAAAAATGTCGAAGCAGTACTTGGCTTAAAAGAAAAATACCCCGATGTTAAAATCGATGCTAGGCGTGTTGGATACGCGGAGGAGATAGAAGAACAGATGGTAAATGAAAGATTGAGTGATTGGGATGTAGAGCCAGATCTGGACACGACTGGGTATAGTAACCCCACGGCACACAAAAGAACTCCCACGTGGAAGAAAATAAAAAGATTAATGGATCAAGAGCGTTCTCAAGAATTTAAATACCAATCGGCATTGGAACACTTTGAAGGGGATCCTGAGCATCCTCATTTCGAAAAACACGGGCCCCCTGTACCACCGGAACGGGATCCCGAGCTTGAGGAGTTCAAAGACAATCATAATATGTTTGTTGACTTTATGTGGAATCTCGATGATCCCAGTAATACATTTTTTAAAAAATTTAAAACTTACACAACCAAGCAAGGGTGGAAACGATCACCACCGGTATCGGAGACACAGAATCGAATTATGCATGCTAAATTTAAATGGCTTTTTCCTTATGATGCTGCCCCCGGATTAGGATGTAAAAATAAAATATTATATCTAGACGCTTTAGTTGCTTCCTTTTATGATAATCCAAGCATGTACGAAGTACAATTAGATGAGAAAGCCGAAACAAAACTCGATCCAGAGGTATCGCGTGTGAAGACGGTTTATGAAAAATGTAAAGTAGAACTACAATCTCGAAAGACTGCGCGACACGCCACCGCACAAGAAATGGGTGCTGAAGAATATGAGGTTGATGCACTGGAAGAACAACTTTTGGAAAATACAGAGAGACTGATCAAAGAAGTTACTGTAGATGAGATTGGGCACATTGCTGATATTCTTAATGGAATGGATCCAAAAGACTTAGCGTTCAATAGACTCTTCGACGAAAAGCTCCGATTGGTAATTAATTTTCCTACACTTGATACATCTACAGAGATTGGACAATTTATTGATTTATGGAGAATTATGGGCTATACAGTGGATTGGGATAAAGGTACGGTAAGCGGCGATAGGCGCTTGCGAGATGTTAGCCCCGCTGGTTTTGCTAGTCAAATTTTGGATATGGGCTCAGGCAAAGGTGGACCACAGACTAAAAAAATCAATATGAAAATCGGCAAATGGCTAGCTAAGCTTTTAGGATATCAAACCAAATACCAGGCATTAAGGCAAAAAGTAGAAGACTATTATTCTAAAGAAGGCCCGAGGCCGCCGGCCGGTTTTACCGGAAACCAAATAGCAAAGGCACTAAGCGAAGAAGAACTTAAAAGCTATTATAGGCTAGAATCTTATATTTATATGATGGCGCGTTCTGATATAGCGGCATTTCCTCCACAATTGGAATCTGTGCAATCTATACAAAAACTTATTAAGTATTGGCGAGACAACGCAGCGTTTATCAAGAAAGAAGCTTCGAAAGCTAAGGAGGGTAGTGACAAGTATTCTATCATCATTACTCGTCACCCTATTGATGTATTGCGTATGAGCGATTTCGAAAATATCCAATCATGCCACTCGCCTCCATCCAGGGGTGGCGGATCGGCTGAGTATAAGTGCGCTGTTGCCGAAGCACACGGACACGGAGCAGTTGCATATGTGGTGAAAACAAAAAACTTGTTAGAAACTACTAAAACTGATGACATTGAAAGTGCCGAACGGGCAATCCAAGATGGTGAAATATTTTTTGATGATGAACGCCCACTAGTGGACACAGGAATGATTCTTCCTGTCGCCAGAATACGATTGCGTCAAGTGAAATATTATGAACACACCAAAGATCCGGAGACATATGCTGGTAGAAACCCTTATGAGGGGATAGAGTTGGCTATTCCAGAGATTCGCACGTATCCTGCTGTAAGCGCGGGGGGAGTTCCAGGCTTCGCGAAAAGAATCCTTGACTGGGCAAAAGAGAACCAAAAAGAACAAATAGAGGGCGCGCCAATATATATGACAACTAGGGGCGGCACTAAACAGATCGATCTAGATCAGTTCATAAAGTTTGGCGGCTCATATCAAGATAATCTCGTTAATTCTCTCATAAAGAATTTATGGCCTGAAGATGAGAACTTCGGATTTAACGGCAGAATTGTTCAAGACACCAACACAGAAGACAGACTAGATGCAAGTTTGATGAGCGTTGCGCTCGTTGATCAATATCAAGAAGCTGTCAATGATCTTACCGAGACATATAACAATAGAATGAGATATTGTGAGGTAGAAGGAAGCGCTTTTGACGATGGAGATGGCGGCGTTGCTATTGATATAGACGCAACGATGATGTTGAAATGGAGCAAAAGCGAATGGAAGTCATTACCCAATAAAAATCAAGCTGAGTACGTAGAATACGAATTAAATGACATAGGTTATTCGTGGGCTCAGCTATCAGATATTGGAGCCCAGAATCACAACATTGTACTAACTTTCAAGATTCTTCCTCAAAAGCTTGTAGGGTTCAACGGACAAGAATATGCTTGGGCTCCGGAGAATTTCGAAGAGTTCGCACAGCTAGTCGATACCGAATGCGATGACAAGGGCGCTGGTGTAAAACAGATTTGTGAAGTGTTCTTTAAACGTGAAGGATGGATGGAAGGCGGTGCTATTGTAGAACTGGGACAGGAAGTGTTAAACGGAGAATATAGTTCTTCTGAATGGGATGCCGAAGCCGAAGAAGGTTATGAATATGGAGAAATGGAAAGCGTAAGATTTACCACCGACGTTACTGTTTCTTATGCTGATATTAATGATGCGATAGCCGGCGTCGGCGCAAATTTCAAAGGCGTTAACGAAGAGACGGCACCAGCAATAGCAGAAAGCCGGCAGTTTCGAATTGCCTTGAGAAAAGCTATGTCAACACCAGCACAAGAAGCAGTTAACAAGTCGTATTATCCGCCCATAGAGACAGAAACACTTTCAGTATCGCCAACTGAGATTTTTATAAGAATTGAGTATTATGCCTCGATGGACGATCCAGATGGACTCGTAGAAGTATTAAAAGCCCTCGTAGAACATTGGGATGATTGGCACAATGAGGTTCATGATGTCGTAAAGAAAACGTTTATATGGGCGGCACGCCAGGCGAAAGTAGCCAGTCAAGCTGCGCCAGGAGAACTCGGTTTGGAAGAACAAAAATTATTTGAGGTTGAAGAGCTATTGAGAGCCTGATAAATAAAACTTCTATTCATCAAGAGACTACTTATAGCTAAAGAGGAAAATAAATGGCATATAATCAATCATCGGGATCGCGTGATTTTGGCGATTTAAAGTACGAAACAGACACAGATACTCAATTAGATTGGGAAGAAGATTACATTGGTCTAAAGACTGGGGGCACCACTCGCCTCGCTATTTCTGGATCCGCTGGCAATGTTGGTATTGGGACGACGAACCCTTCCCACACTTTACAAATTGATTCGAATTCTGGGGTTGAGGGTCTGCAAGTTAATGGCGATGCAAACCAATACGTAGCCAGCTTTAGAGCTAGCACCACTACAGGGCAATCTTATGGTCCTTATGTGCGCGCAGGTACGAACTCTTCCGATGCTGCATTGATAGTAGACAATGCCGCTGGATCAACATCATTACTCAAACTGACTGGTGAGGGTAAACTCGGCATCGGTATCGCAAGCCCAACAGATGAATTAACGGTTGCAGGTGATATTTCAGGCTCTGGAGTATTAAAGAATGTTGGGGCCGCAAAGTTTGGTGCTTCTGTTTTTGTTACTGGTTCTGTTACAGCGGGTAATAGCTTTATTATTGGTAGTGCGAATATAAATGAAACTGATTTAGAAAAACTTGATGGTATCACTGACGGAACTGCTACAGCAAATAAAGCTGTTGTCGTTGATGGTAGTAAAAACATTGCAACATTAGGCACTGTTGGGTGTGGAGCTATCACATCTACTGGTACCTCTACTTTTAACAATATTTCAGGATCCGGCACATTAAAAGCAGGAACAGACGTAACATTTCAAGGACTTGCAAGCGGCTCAGCGGCAGGCCCTGGTAGTTTTGTGAGTGTAGATGCTGTCGGTAAACTAGTATTAACTGAATCGGCTGGGGGTGGTATTTCTTTTAATGGTTCTACTGCTAATGGTGTGGTTACCTATGGTGGCGCCACGCAGGCTGATGTGGAAGCTAATATGACTTTTGATGGTAATACTTTAACAGCGACAAATGCTTCTAACACCGCTATACCAGCTATAAAAATTGACAGAGATTATACTGGCACTACAAGTATCGGCAATTATACAACCGATCCGCAGGGCTTGCTTATTGATTATGATGTCACTGGTATAGTTGCAACGGGCCAAACAGCAATTCATGATGCCCTAGCAATTCATTTTAATCAGGATTCAGCAACGCAAGTAGGTACGCTTGAGTCAACTGGAATAGATTGCAAAATGACTGGTGGAGCATCGGGCACGCAGTCCATGAAGGGTGTGGCTATAAATCTGGCCGGTGCTGACACTAATACCGGGATTGATATCACCGTACCCAATGACGGTACTCATCTTGTAGCACGATCACCAGATCATCTACTCGATCAGTTTAAGATCTCGGTTGGGGCGGCCGGTGCGACGACGCTGAGTACTAACGATGCTGATGCTGCCGCTGCTCATCTTACATGTAGTGTTGATGGAAATATTGTTTTAGACCCTGCCGGAAGTAATGTTATCGTTGACGGCAATCTTTCAGCTTCGATAAACATTTCAGCATCTGCTTTCTACGTCGAAGATCAAATAGTTCATACTGGCGATCCAGATACATATATCACCTTTACAACTGACGACATAAACTTTCAAGCCGGCGGCGTCAATTTTCTAGATCTCACTGAGGATACTCAAAACGAAGTAACTTTTAATGAGGCCGGCGTTGACATTGACTTTAGAGTTGAAACTGCTGATGAATCCCATATGCTTTTTATTGAGGGCTCTTCCAATAGGATGAGTATTGGCGACAACACAGGATCTCCTGGCGCCACAGTGGAAATAAAAAATCATGCTTCTGCCGGCGCCTTTGGAGTGCCCCTTCTGCAACTAAACAACAACGACACTGACCAACAATGTGTTGATATTAATGCTGGCAATATTGACGCAAATGTAGTTAACATAACAGCAAACGATGTAACAACAGCAAGAGTTCTTGCTATTGGCGCCGATGGTTTAACCACCGGTAATGCTCTTTATGTTGATGACAATTCAGCTAACACAGGAACAAGAAATACCGCCCTCATAATTCAGAATAATGCTGCAGCAATTAACGCCCAAGCATTAGCAGTTCAGTCAGACGGCGGCACAACAGGAATAAAACTAGACAAGAATTACTCGGATCTCACTGAAGCCTCAATAACCGGCTTGCATATAGACTGGGATAAGACCGGCGCTTCCACGTCAGACAATACCATGTATGGTATCCAGCTTGATATGGACAACACCACAGCCACCAATGGCAACAACTACATGTATGGCTTACACGTCACGCCGACGCTTACGCACGCTGCTGATGCTGGAGGTGCCTTTCTATACGGTGCGTTTATTAACGCGCAAGGCGGAACAAACGGCAGTAGCTTAGTTCAAGGTGCAAGGATCGAAGCAGGCGGCGGTGATGTCAACTACGGACTTCAGCTTGATGTCGAGGACGGTGGCGTTGATCTTAGAATTGAAAGCTCAGCCGATAGCGGCGATTATTTCCAGATTCAAACCACCACCCACGGCGCAACCACGATCACAACGGTTGATGATGACGCTGCCGCTGCTGACCTTACATTTACAATCGATGGAAATATGACTTTAGATCCAGCAGGTACGGCACTGTTTAATTCCGATCTGGGAATTGGTGGGACACCAACACTCCCCTTAGATGTACAGAGCACTTCACCCGCCGCGGGACGCTTGGCCAACACAGCGAATGATGCGTACGGTTCTCTGCTTAGGCTTCAAAACACCCGCGCAGGTAGTAACGCTGGACAAGCGAATGATTTCTGCGGAGGGGTTGTCTTCATGGCGCAAGACAGCACTGCTACTGGTACTCAGTATGGAAAGATAACCACCAAAGTCGGAAGCCCTACTAACACATCTGAAGCGGGCTTCATGACTTTTGAGGTGACAACCGGAGGTACGCTGGCTACGGAATATCTCCGGATGGATGGCGGAACGAACGCCATTACATCATCTGTAACAACTAGAGTGACATCGGATTTAATTGTTGATGCTACCGTTGATATTGGTACGGGCATCGATTCGGACGCGAAGATTCATGTCAGTGGTTCTGATAGTTCGGTTTTAGCAATTTTCGAAACGCCTTCAAATCCAATTGCGATGGCTATAACTGGCTCGGGCCAAGTTGTAGTTGGCGGCTTACACCTTGACGCCAAGTTAAATGTAAGCGGCTCGGATACAGATAAACTGATTTCTCTTAAAAGTGATACCAAAAACCCCGCTTTTTATGCGAGCGGAAGTGGAGATGTATATGTAGCCGGAAAAGTTGGAATTGGGACAACAGACCCATCAATGACGTTGGATGTTAATGCTAACGCAATACGTATCAGGACCGCGGGCACCCCTTCTAGCGCAAGTGATTTAGGAGTCCAAGGCGAGATTCGATGGGACGCAAGTTATATTTATATTTGTGTTGCTACTGACACATGGAAGAGGGTGGCGATTGATACGTGGTGATGCCACCATTAAAAATGGATTTTACGCTACCATAATACTACTTATTTTTGAACTATTGTCAAATTAGGAGTCAATTTATGTCAAACCTTCTCAACGAAGCAATTGTCGACGCGACCGCCTTGCGTCAGGCTGCGTTAAAGAATGCAGAAACCGTTGTTATCGAAAAATATTCAGAAGAAGTTAAGAGCACTTTAGAGCAGTTATTAGAACAAGAAGATCTGGGCTTTGATGTCGGCGGCGCCGAAGCAGCCGTAGATCCTGCTGCAGCCGTTCCGGATCCCGTTGCGGATCCTCTCGCGCCCGCAGGAGAAGAAGGTGGTACCGGCGAAGAAGTCGAAGCTCTGGACGAGGAAGATGATATTCCGCTCGGAGCGACCAACGACTTTGGAGAATTAGAAGGAAAGAATCTTAAGAACTTCCCGGCTAGTGGCGAGGATGTGGAATTGTCTATTGATTTAGGAGCCCTTCAAGAAGCCATCGAAAAGCTTTCTGAAGAAGACGAAATTGAAATCAACGAAGCAGAATTGGACGCACTGTTAGAGTTGGCCGATGATGACGACACCGAAGCTGAAGGCGGGACTGAGGAAGCTGGTGAAATGGCATCACCTGAATCTAGCGGTGCAGCCGGAGAAGCCACCGCCGCAGAAGAAGCAGCAGAAACAGAAGAATTTGATGGCGGAAAAGGTCTAGGCGAGAAACTTTCGCGCGATGATCTTGTTGACGCTATCGTAGAGCGACTCACTGTAGACATGGGCGCCGAATTAAGCGGTTGGGCGGGACGCTCATCCGAAGATATCAAGTATGAACTCGCGAGAGCGCTAGCGCACCGCCGCAGTACTGATGTAGAAGACGAATTACAAGTTATGAAGAAGGCTCAAGAAGAGTTAGTTTTCGAAAATAAACAACTCACAGAGCAAAACTCACAATATAAGCAAGCATTTCAAGAGCTTAAGGAGAATTTACAAGATGTAAATCTTTCTAACGCTCGCTTGCTTTACACGAACCGTGTTTTAAGAAATACCTCCTTTAATGAGCGGCAAAAATCAAAAATTGCCGAAGCTATTTCCAGTGCCGGTTCAGTTACAGAAGCAAGAACGATCTATGATACGCTTCAAAGCACAGTGGAGGCTACTCCTAAGAAGAGCCCACAATCACTGAGCGAGGCAATTGGTCGGCGGTCTTCTGTCATCCGGGCATCTCGGGCAACTGAGAAGCCTTCAGCCGATCCACATACGGAACGGATGAAAAAGTTAGCTGGAATAATATAATCAAATTACAATTAAGGAGGTGATTTTTAATGTCTAGTATTATTGAACGTTTGACCGAAGGCGTGGTCAATCGTGATATGCGTGCGGAAAGTCACGCGTTATTAAATAAGTGGGAGCGGACCGGTCTACTGGAAGGTATCGGCGCCGATCATTCCCGCAACGCAATGGCTCGATTGCTTGAAAACCAAGCAAAGGAGCTTCTACGAGAAAACTCTACCATGGCTGCTGGAGATGTTGAGGGCTTTGCTGCCGTCGCATTCCCTATTGTCCGTCGGGTTTTCGCAGGTCTGATCGCCAACGATCTCGTTAGTGTTCAGCCCATGAGTCTACCTAGTGGCCTCATCTTCTTCCTTGACTTTGTGTTCTCACCGAACGCAGGTGGAGGAAATGCTGGTGGTCGCGGTCGACTTGGTAACATCTACACTGGTTCCATTTATGGTGGCGCCGAGGTAGCAAGCCAGATCACTGGCGGTATCGATCTGCTCAATGCTCGTAAGGGTGACCTTGGGGGTCCACGTACTGTGGGTGCTAAGGGTTATGCGTACGGTCAGGCAAGCGGATCGGGAGATGTGACGTGGACTCGCGTTACTTCTTTCAATCTTGATCAAGCAACCGAGGCTCAGAAGAAGAGTTACCTTAGCTGGGATCCAGACATCATGTCTCTTTCGGGCTCTGGTACAGAGTATGCTATCGCAGTTGCTAAAGTTGCTGTTT